TTCCAGAAGCTTTTTTATAAAACTCTTTAATTGCTTCTTCTTTATTTTCTGCCTGAACTGATATTGTTACTGTTCCGGCAAATGGCATTTGTACTGTATAATTTCTCATTGTGTAGTTATTTAATTACCAAATGGAATCTTCAATTTCCTTATTAGAGAATCCCATTTCTAATAATTCAGAATGTGTAATAAAATGATCTTCTTCAATACAACCGCAATATTCACATTCTTTTTTAACTACCCAATTATCTCGTACATATTTCATAAAAGGATAGAAACTGATAGTTTTCCATTTGTGTTCACCCCGATAATTTATACCGAGAAATTTCTTTGGATTTTTTGTACAACTCATATTTTTGTTATTTAATTACTGTTATTACTCAATTTTGTTCGATATAAGCCGTCCACGCCTGTTAAAGCCTTTAAAAAACCACTTTTTAACCAAGTACGCAACCTAACTACGGGAATACTTAAAAAATTTACCCCCGTGCACTCTAATCAATTTTTATGTGTTCATTGTGGTCAGATACTTGGTCTACTAACATCTGATAGTTTTTGACAGTTGCATGAAGTCTATCGATATAATTAAATACATCAGCATAATTCTGTGATTCCTCTGCCTCACTAAACATTAGCATTAATTCTCTTGGTGTTTTTAGTTTCATGTTCATATAATGAATTAGTGTTATTCTTTCGCTTCTGTAAATTTTCAAATCCTACCAGTGTTCATTACATTACTCAATTTTTATAGTCGGATAAAACCGCCTGAATCTTAGTATAATTTATTATGCCAACAGGTTTTGTTTTTTGAATAAAGCATACTGTATCTTCATTTCCTCAACCCTTTGATACCACAAATCAAATTGCCATGTAGGATGATTCGCTCGGTCGATACTCGTTCCCTGATCTGCAACATGATGAAATTCTGGAAATACTATATCAATGTCCTTTGGATTCAACTTAAAGTATGTGTATTTTCCTTTAGGTAATACGTGTGCGAAACATGAGATCCACATCTCAGTATTATAGAAGCGATTCAACTTTTCTCCGGTGTATTTGCAGAATACCTCTCCTTTCTCGTTCTGTGCGTCCTGCCAGAGCCAATTGAATAGGTCTATCTGAGACTCGAATCCGAAGTCATAGTGGCTTATTCGTTCTCTTTTGGAGTGTACAGCGATTTTCTTGGGCTTCTTGTCGGTTCTCTTTCCCTGATGTGACTTACAATACCCGATCTTTGTATTCCTATCGGTTCCCCATACAGGTTGAACGCAATTATCAACTGCACAAGTTCTCATTTTACGGAATTTTTATTTCTACTCCCAAAAAATATTGAATCTGCTAACTTTCTGGAAAAATCTCTCTGATAGCGTATTTTTAATTTATCATAATCATTCCCATCAAGAAGACAATCTATGTCTCTATATAAATCTATTACCTGACTCTTAAGATGCTCAATTCTTGTTTTTATTTTTTTCTTTTTCATATTTCTTTTCTTAATGCGTACACGATCTCAGCAATCAAATTACCTGCTCCAAGAGCACCAAACACACCTATAAAGACACACCAGAAAGATGGATGATAAGTTATGACATACCATAACTCCAATAGAAAAGTTATCCAGGGAGCAATACAAAACACGCAACAAAGGAACTTACTCAAGACACTTCCCGTCTCTATTGCGATTAGTTTGCTGTTATCTCGTTTCTCCAACCACTTGCACACGAAGGAGAAAATCATCCCCGGTCTTATTATCCTGGTCCAGAAGCAACTTATTGTGCCTCCTATCATCCCGAGTAGTGCCATAAAGAGTATATCTTTCATTTTTCTGTATAGATTAAGTTATTACTATTGTTTCTCAAAGGTCGCACTCTTAACTGACAAAAACAAATATATTATTATATTTTTTTAATAAATATGTTTTATTTATGGCATAAAAAAAGAGACAGTCACCATCTCGGTTATGTCTCCCTTTTATTTCTAACAGTAATGCAAGAAGTGTTACTGCAAAGATACAAGTTAATTTTTATTCAGCAATTCATTTATGATTTTTACCGTGCCAAATTTTGCTATTGCTTCACGATCTGGGAACGCAGCAAGTAATCCCATTGGACCCGCAATTTCAAGATATCTGGGATTATTGATAGGAGGTTTCACGGATGCCAACAAATTGAAAAGTGCTTTCATTGTCGCAAATTCCCTACTATCTCCCTTGTCAAACTCAGGGATGGTTAATCCGTACTTGTTCCCTATCTCTGCCTTCGGGGTGTCTGCGGTAAGAATATCCTGATTCTTTGCGATAGGTGTTCCTGTTGATTTTTGTTGATCAAAATCCTTATTTAGAGGTATTTCTCCCTTTGTTGTATCTACTGGAGGCTCTGTGCTTACTGATGATTTGGCTGCGTCATCTTCTTTTTCCTTTATAGCCTTCAGATATGGAGCAACATGCTTGTCAAGTTCCTTGTTCTGATGAGCAAAAATTATTTCACGTAATTTTTTATTGGTGTTCTTTCCTCCAATCGTCTCGGCAGCTTCCATCATGTCCATATCTTCCATGACCATCTTTAGAAGTACAGGGGTGTCAATCTTCTCCATCTGTTCCAAGGTTAACTGTCCGGGGATTAATGTTTCCTGTAATGCCTGTTGTTCGCTCTGTGACTCTTTTGGTTTTGCAGCATTAATCTCATCCATGTTAGTAATGGCATTGGTCTGTGAATCTCTGATTACCTTTACTCCATACATGGCTTCACTCGATGCCCTGATGGTTGTAAAAGAGGATTCATTACCTTGCTCTGTATGTGGTTTCATTGGAATTAGTTTCATCTCAGGATGATCTTTCATTAACCTTGCTACTGCATCATTATATCGAATAATAAAAGAATCACTATCTTCATTTTCAAGTTTTACAGGAAGGGTCATGCGTAGTTTTTCTAAATCTGTTTCTGTTAACACAATTACCGCCTCTGTGATGGTTGAACTTACTGCACCAAACTTATTGTCAGGGATTTTGTCTGCAACACGATCAGTCATCTTTGCTGACTTTTGTTTTGAGCCTCCCTGAATATTTATCTTTACTCCATCCTCTTTTTCAATGGTGGTATCTCCAAGTCCGGGTATCACATCAAAGTCACCCAACTCCTCAACGGTCTTCATTCCCTTCATTATGTCACCATAATAGTCGCCTGCATGGAATCCTACGTTTCTCCACATGATCATACGTTTGCCGTAACGCTGATAGATGTCCTTCGTAAATAACCCTGCTTTCTTCGCATCGAGTACTGAAAATTCAGAACGGAACTCACCAGGTAGTCCTTTTCTCTTGCTGATGATGATATGCTTATAGTTGTCATTAGGGTATTCTCCCTCGGTGATTTCTTCCCACTTATCAAGCACTCCACTACTGAAGATCACTGCCCTTGCTGCACTTCCCATAATGCCAATTCTCCCCTTTACAGGATAGATGTCGCTCAATGACTGCATCCATGTCAGTCCGAGTTTATTCCCTGCCTCGATACACATTATTGCTCCTACCGCATCTTGGGATTGTTTGAAATGCTCTGGACAGAAACCAGACTTGATAATCACCATGCCGACTTCTTTTACCTTTTCAAGGCCGTCAGCATTCTCAATAAGCCGTTCAATAAATGACTGTTTTTCTCTTTTTACTAATTCGTTTTCCATTGTCTGTAATTTTAAATTATAGTTTGTAATTGTATTGTTGACTGTTACTTACCCACGATCTCCGTTGTGGTTCAATCCACTCTTTCCCAATAAATTCAAAAAATTTTTCTTCCGTATCAAATACTGGAGGCAATGTCGGGGCAATCTTATATTCCGGTTTTATTCTCCATGTGTTTCCTTTGTGGTCACACTCTCTTTTAAGCCTTAATCCATCTGTGGTTCCCGCATAGCCCCTTCTATTCCATTGCATTGCTAATCCATGAGAATACGCAGATGATCCTGTGACTATGGCAAGGATACGTCCATAATCCGCAATTGTTGTTATATGCAATTCGATCTGAATACCGGATTCGGGATATTTAAAGCGTTTTAAACGACTCCCGTTCATCACCATCCCTTTATATCCTTCAGGGAATGCTTTTGTCATAGAGAACTCATCATAAGCCACACAGACAATATCTATGTCACCTACGTAATCTACTTCTCTTCTTACTGAACCTGCAATGGCAATGCGAGAACAATAGGGGAGAAGATATTTACTAAATCTCCATGCCACGCTACGGGCTACTGCCAAAGGAATCTTGTTCTCTGTTGTGCTCATTTCAGTTCAAAGTTTTTGATTAACCATTGTAGTCCGGGTTTGATCCACTTATTCTTACTGCGAATAAGGATTTTATTTGCTTTCGGATAGAAGTCAATTACCCCAAATTGTCCATTATTGATTACGATTTTATCTTTTAAATCAATAATAGTTACCATTGCCTTCTTTTCAAGTAACGGAAGATATTTCTCAATGAATCGCTCCATACGTTCCTCTCTCATTATCTTATTCGCTACACCAAGATATTTGATATCGCTATCAATGCCTCCTGCTTCTATGCGAAGTTCCTCTGACTTTTTCATTTCTGCGGATTTAATCGTGGCATCCAATTTTTATTATACTCCCAAGTGCGATTTAAAGCACCGTAGGCTCCTTTTCTGCTTTTTGAGTACATACACTTAATCAGACGTCCTTCTTTTGTCAGATCGCTTATAGAACGTCTTACAGAGGTAAAAAGCATCATGGATTCACTTATCTGATCGAAGACTTCATAAGGCGTGTAATTGTTATTCGGGTGTCCTTTGAAGAAATTAAGAACAATCTCTTTCTGCTTTACTGCCTTTTCCCGTGCCTGTGGAAGTTGTTCATCTGGCAAAGGAACGGTATTATGAAAAACAATCTCTCTATCTATTTCTTGATTCATCCGAAATAGATTGTCCATTTGTTCCTCATCCTGATCGTGGAATACAAGTTCTAATTCTCCTGACATAATAATTTTTCTTTAGGTACAATTGAATAAATGGTATCTATTGAGATTACTATATTATTTAATCTCACTTCTTTAATATCGGTATAAAGTTCAAAATCACGAGAATTATAGGTTTCCTTTTCTTTTTCTGCCGATGTAATTATGGCTCCAAACGAGAGTCCTGCTATTAAAATAAGATAAGTGCCAAGAAGATGCCTGCCTTTTGGTTTTTCTTTATAAAATAGAAGGATTATACCAAAAACAACCAAAACTAACGCAACCAAGATCGCTAAAGTATTCATTGTTTTATCCTCCTACCCTTTAATACAGTTTATTCCAATGTTCTCTGCAAACCATCTTGGTTCTCCTTCTCCTTTTCCCCTGTTTCCTCCAAGTTGATATTGCACATTAACCCAATCACCCTCTTTTATCTCTTTTAAGCAATCCATCCTTGAATTACTGAAGGTAAAGGGTGTCTCTTGCCTTCTTTCTCCCAAAAATGTTTCAATTACCAATGTTCTCTTGGTGAATTTGTCTGAAATTTGTTTCGGAGGAGTTACTGTTACTACTCGTCCGTCAATGTCGTGATTATTGTTCTGTACGTTGTGTGCCATGATTTTAGTTTTAGTGATTATTTTCTTAGAATATGAATTGCTTCATTGAGTTTTTCCTGAGCCTTATTGAATATCTCCGTTGCTTCTTTCGACTTTAATCCAGGCCATTCTACTTTTTCAAGTGATGTGGCATAGTTAAATAACTTTTCTTCGTCCGATACTTCAGATTTATTCCCTTTAACAACATCGCGCATGTTTTTCCCCAGAGCATTACTATACGCAACGGCTCCTGAAAAAGATGAAGCAATACAAAGTTCGGGGATAACTGCACTTTTAAATTCTGAACAAATCTTATCCCATTGCTCTTGTGTCATATCTGCAATCTCATCCTCTGAGTAATGAATATCTCCTTTGACAAATTCTTTTCGTCCATTAGTAGATCGCATTGATACGGCTACTGCATACAGGATATTTGTTCTTTCTGTAAGACGGTTTAGCCTTGCAGTCTTATTAGCATCATCAATATCTCTTTGCATTTTTGCGAGTTTTCTTGTCTGTGCATCAGATATTGTTAACTGCCATTGAGTATCATCATAACTCATAATAATCTCATCAGTCATGGTGTCAAAATTACAGATGAAACCATCCAAACCTTTTACCTGTTCTTTTCTTCCCGGGAGTTTCAGCAACTTCTCTGCCCTGATCTTAATTGCCTCTTTCTCCGCATCAATGGAATCCTCCTGTTTTTTAAGGTACTGCTCAATCTCGCTGATCTGTGCCACGACCTCTTTCTCCTTAGCAATCCAATCCTTTTGAATTTTAACCGCATCCTCCCTGCCTTTCTTGCATATCTTCTCCGTGAGTGTCCGGTGATCCCTACACACGATCCTTGCATCATGTACCTTCTTGTATCCCGCCTTATCCTCAATGCCATTAATTTTAAGAGGCAAGTAATCTGTTTTTAGTTTTGCAATAACAGCCTCCGTTACATTCTGTTTTGCAAGTTCTGTCGTGATAATGTTCTCTGCTTTATCTTTCATGTTTATATGGATTTATCTAATTTTCACATACCGATATTTACCTTTTACATTTCTCCACATATATGAGCCAATTGCAGGAGATGTTAATAATTGATCGTATATTATTTTTGGAACATCCAAGTAATAATATAGACTACCATTAATCATTTCAACTGCAAGAATGCCATACTCGGAACTAAATCCAATTGCAGCAACGTTACTGCTTTTGACTGGCACTGTCTGTACGCTGATTTCGTCTATTTGCATATTATTTAGTTTAAATCAATTTGTTTTCCTTTATTCCATGCCTTATTGTCCCCAATTTCCTTACTGATAATCTTTGACGAATCAATTTTTGGAAATTTATCTTCATCGTGTTCATGTTCAAAAACATTCCCTAAATCTCTCTTGTCAACTAAGTCACCACACTTTGCACAGATGAAAAAATGTTCTCTATTTTTATCAAAATCAACAATCCATTTGGCTGCATCAGAATTAGGATAATGTTTAACTATTGCATCACATAATTCACAAATACAATCCTCAATATCCTTGTTTGAACCTCTTGCGATCCAATCCTTTTCTAAAGGCGCATCTTCTCTTCTTATCTTACTTTCTTCTGATTCGCAAATAATTCCAGTCGGGTCGTTTATAAAATCATCTATCCAAATCCGAGGATAAATATTATTTTGAAGAGACCAATTGTATCCATGATCATACATCCATTCGATTCTGCATGGAATCTCGCTTTCATAAATCTTTTTGAAAATAGTTTTGAATAACATGTTATTTATAGTGTTTGAATTAAAATATAAGTTCTTGGTGACTCTGAATAAAGTTTCTCTGAGAGTAACCGGCATATCTGACAGTCATCTTTATAAAAAACATGATTCATAGAATCGGTTGCGAATTTTACGCAGTTATCCAAATCTTTGCGGGAAGTATGAAACTCTGGCGCATTATCTTTCAATACATCTTTCTTCTTTCCTGATCCGTAATGTCCCTGTGGTCTGCCAAAATAAAAGATGATTGTAATTCCTATTGGCCCAAGCAAAGGTTCTTTCGGTGCTTTCTCTTGTATCACGGAAAGAAAGTCATTCTTCTTGTCCTTTGAAGGATCGTAAGTACCTTTGAAAGTTCCTCTACTGAAACTCCTGTGTCTCATCTGAGCACTTGGTTCACCTAATACTTGAAATTCTATCTGCATATCTTTATTTTTCAATTTTGGTTCCTATGATACGTACTTGCGAAGGTTCAAACAACTCCAACTGACCAGTCTTTACGTTTTGGCAAATACATACCGTGTAGCTCACCCCTACTTCTCCAATTATGGTGTAGCACAACCCAAAATGAAGCAAGTAGTATTTGTCCTTTACCGTTACTGGTTCTTCTCCTTCTCTATCTATCCATGTGACTTCACAAAGGTCTTTCATAATATTTTTATTTCGTATTCGAGTGTCGGGTCTTCTGCAACCATCTTTAACTTCTCGTAAAGGTCATTGTCAATGAGTTCTTTCACCAACATACCATGAAGAAATTCCGTCCCGTGCATCATCCTGGTCAAACTGCCTTCTCTCTCTTTATGAGGGAAATTAAGCCATCTTGCATAACTGATGGTTCGGTCAATTACTTCGACAATAACCTCTTTAAAGTGATTCCTTATTTGTTTGTCCGTTATCTGTATTGTCTCCATCTGTTGCGTATCTGAAGTAATGTCCGTTTCTCATCCTTTTAAACTTCCCTGATAATGTACTGTATATTGTTTTTCTTGGTATTTCCAGTTTGTTCGCTGCTTCTTCAATAGAATCAAAATCATCCAACTTCTTATCATCCCTGTCATAGTAATCAATCTTTCTTGCCGTTCCCTGTCTGTTCTTCTTATTTTCTTCTCTCTGATATTCCCATCCTGCTGTCCATACTCCCTGTAATATAAGTTGTGTCTGGTTACTATCTTCCTCTTTTATTATGTTCTTGAACCTTAATTCACGTAATGCACTATTTACTGTTTCGTCTTGATCCATGTTAATAACATTCGAGATCCAGTTTTTTAAACTCTGTCAGTAATTGGTCTTCGGTTGGTTTCTCTTTGATTTTATTTGAAGGAACCCGATTCTTTGAACCTTTCCTTTCACCCCATGAAAAACTACCAAGTCTCCCGAAATCTATTGCCTCTGCTCCATTTAAGGTTAATGCCTTGATAAGAACATTAGCAATACCTGTGCGTTCATCGTCAATGAGATTCTTAACCCCAAGGAGAACCTTGTCTTTTTTACAAAGATTATAATACTCCATTGTACCTTCGATGGTTTCCCGTTCTTGTAAGTATTTTTTATTAAGAAACTCTTGATATGATTTTGTTTTATCAGGATCGGGTTCCAATTGCTGAATAATCGCATCTTGTTTTTCCACCTCGTTTATATTCCCTTGCCTCTCTGCTTCTTGTCGTTTTGCAAATGCCTCTTTCGCCGGCAATATTTTGTTATACCAAAATGCCTCTGTGATGTCAATAATCTTTTTACATAAACCATCGTCCCTTTGAATCTTCTCTACTCGTAGTTTATTCCCATCCTCAAGTATCGCTATCTCTGCATAATCAGACTCAATGATTGCCATATATTGATGTATCTGCATTAGGTAATACACAGGCATCCCGTCTTCCCATTTTAGAGCAACCCATTGATTCATGGTCTTGCATTCTAAAACTCCTTCTGTCTTTAATGGTTCGCCAGTAATAAGATTACGTCCTCCCTTTATATTCATAACTCTATCAAGTGATGCAAATAACCACGGATACTTTGGATTGACGATATATCCATTTATGTTTCTGCATTCCCGAATGATCTTATTATCTTTGTAATTCTGAATATAACCATCTTTAGTTCCGTTCCAAAAAGTCCACATCTTTGCGATATTATCTTCATGTATCCTTCCCCAAAACATGGATTCATTATCTTCCTTACGAGGCTCAATAGTACCGATTTTTTCATGAAAAATCCATATTGCAGAATCGTAGTCAGGATTAGGTAATAATAAATTCCCAACCTCCGATCCACCTATTCCATTCTTACGGAAATCGTACCAATCTTTCGTTCCATAAGGTATGTATGTTATTATTAAATCACTTCTCATGTGGTATGTGGTATGTTGTTTTCGGTTAACACTTCGTTGGCATAGTCCCTGATCATTCTTACAAGTTTTATTCCGTCCCTATGCTCTACTGGAACAATCCATAAAACTAATCCAAGCAATCTCTCTGCTAAGTACATTCTAATTTCAGTAATCATTGTTTCTATTTTATTCGATATAATGAACAATTTTAGAATATAGGTTTGCTGACATGCTTTGTACATATAAAGAAATATCGCTATTTTTAATTGGAAATTCATAGGAATCAATAACTAATTTTAGGGGCAATAGAATTAAACCATGATTGCCATTCACTTCCATTACATAGAGTTCGTCAGAAAGTTTACCTTTTATTAAGTCATCAAGAATTGTTATATCTGATGCAAAAGGGGATTTTGTTTTTAATCGTATCGTATTCATATCATTTCATATTTAATCCCTGTGGTGGTTTCATCCCGGGAAGATTCAGTGGCAATAATTCTTTGTAAATTTCACCGAAAATTTCGTTAAGCATATCTGCTTGGATACTCATCATTTCGGGCTCCTGCCTTCCATCGTTACTGATGTCACGATACCACGTGTCATACCACTTGCTTAACTTGTTGGTTAAATTCTCGTGCTGGGTGACAAGTTTCATTCCTTCATCATAGAACGTCTTATACCACAAAAGCCATGCCTTGTAAGCATCGTATTTTGCCTGTCCTAATTTCTTTTTATCTTCACTCTCCCATTTGTAATCAGGATCGTTCATGATCTTCTCTGCCTTGGCGACCTTCTCTATTTGCGTGTCAAGAATTTTCTGCTTGAAGGATTCGAGTTTATTTGCGAAGTTATAATTATTGATGTTGCTCATGTTTATCTATTTTTTCAATTATTTCATAAAGGGCATACAGAATTGATGCAAGGGCACCACATATTACGGCTTCATAACCAACTGTTTTCCACATAATGTAAAATCCTAAACCCATAATTACTGTTGCAATAATCTGTTTTTTCATATCTCAATTTTTAAATGTAACACGATGGGCAAATATGCGGTTTCGGAAATGGCATATTGCTCTGAAAAGGCTTACCACAACTCTCACAATTCAGAGTGTACAGCGGTTCATCTTTCTCCTTTACGTAGAACAATTTGTACTCATTCGTAATATAGTGGTCAGCCCCGTCTATCACGATGACATTCGCACTCTTTCTGGGGAAGTTAACCCTATTACCGATCTTTACCGTATCACACTCACTACCGACATCAATTACTGTTCCCCATTCCGGCAACATCTCAGTTGAGTTCTTTGGTATTACGAGTGTCCCTGATTGTGTTCTCTCAGGTAATACATCCGGTTTAATCAATACTGCGCTGCCTAACATCTGCATCACTTTTTCCCTTTCTTTTGTTTTTCTTCGTGTGCAGCATCAATGTACTGTTCATTTTCAGCCATAGCATTGAACAAATCCTCTTTCTCTGTTTCCGGGATGGATCTGATGAGGCAAAGTCTTAATTGTTTGTCAATCCACGTGTAGAAATAATAATTGCTGTTGTAAGCGATCCTGAACGTGTACTTCTCATCCAAATCCATCTCAGTAAGCCCTCTCTTTACCTTCTGGGCCAGTTCTTTTGTTTTAGCTATCTCAGCACTATAATTTTCTTCAGCTTCCTTCAGCGCCTTCTTTGCACTATTAAATGCGATCTCTGCCTCTGACCATCTTCTTTCATATACCGGGACAATATCCTCGAGTAGTTTCTGGTATTCCTCTCTCATCTCTGTTTTTTCCTTCTGATCAAGGTGTCTGTTACAGGTCAATGCTACGTTTACGACAATCAGCTTGCTTCCAATAGCTTTTACCATTTCTTCGGGTGTCTCAAAACCCCCAAATGACTCGGGCAGGTTACTGCCATCATGTGCTACCTGAAATTCAATGTGTGCCGGGCGATAAAATTCATCATTTTTCATGTCAAATTGTTTTTATAGTTAATACTTAAAATAATTATCAAAATGGAAGGGTGTCTTTGTTTGGTTCCATCCCAAATACTTCATCATCTTCCTCCTTTGGTTTTGGATTTAGCTTGCCGGGAATCTCTTTTATTTCTGGGCGTTTCCATAATTCAAATCTTCCTCCATTGGCTCTATTTAACTTTAATTTTACAAATCCCTGCTTCCCTTCTTCCTCAAATCTGGTCTTCTCGTTATGCAATATGAATGGAGCATCATTGTCAATCTCGTATTTCTCATCATCTGTTGCATTTTCTGGTATTTCTGATGGATGTTTCTTTTTCAACATATATCTATGTCCGATAAGGCCAACATCTGCTTTCTCTTTCCAAGCCGAACTACCTTTAGCATCATATAGATTTGGCATCCTAAAATTGATTCCTATTTTCTCAATTTTTGTAGGATGAACAATTAATGTCCCGTGTAAATCATAATACCGATTAAAATCAGCCACGTAATCCAATTGTTTACTAATGAATGTAGTTTCACTCATGCTTCTTGGTTGTTCGTGGTCTATTTTGTTCCAAGCATCAATTACATACCCAAAGATATTCTCTGTCTTTTTTAAATAAGAAAGATAACCATAAATTGATCTTAAGGTATTTACTTTATCAGAAGAGATGTCTTTATCCCATGCCTCGAAACTTTTTGGATCAGGAGATATAAAGAAAAAATGTTTTTCAATATACCATAATACTTTTTCCCTTAATACTTCATTCATGGAATTTTTAAATCCTCTCCTGAACCATTGTCCTGTAATTACTTCAGCTATCTTTGCTCTCTCCCTACTTATAGGACTATTCTCGGGTGTGAATACTGCAAATTTTAAATCAAGTTCTGGATTGTTTTTTATGAGTTCAGTTATATACCATCGGACATAAGTGCTTTTGCCAGATCCCGGAAGACCAACAAAATATTCATTTCGGGTTGATTTTGTTGTGTATAAATCATCAATTTCCTTGAATCCTATTTTTAATCCCGGTACATATCCGTCACTTGCGAGTAATTCTAATGCTTCCCTGTCGTCAGCAAGACGAATGATACCTTTAACCGGAAACGAACATAGGTTCTGATAGCACTCATCAACTCCCGTTTTGCCAAGTGCTTGAAGTTTCTTGTCCTCTTTATTGACTCCCTTATAAACCTCATTGATATCCTTATAACCTACCGGATATTGTATGTATTTGCATTTTTCCTTACCGAGTATGAGTGCAATATGATTACGCAACTTAATGCCTGGTGCATCTCCATCTGTTGAAAGAATAAACAATTCAACATCCGCTAATACACTCTGTACGTATTTATTAGTCAGATAATCAAATTCATGCTCAAATTTAGTTGCCTCAACACTTGGAGCACCGGAAGGAACACTTATGATATTTTTGTATTCGCATTGTTCCCATGTAAGGGCATCCACGTGTCCCTCGGTAATCGTTACTACCTTTTTTTCTCCTTCGACAAAATTTAGTTTATCAATTCCCCAAGGCAGACTCATTGTACCATATTCTTTTTTGAGATTCCACCACTTAGGAGAGTCCTGTCCTTTTTTCCACCGAATATCAAGATATTTAACATCAACAAGAGTTTGACTCATATATGTAGGGAATCCGAGTATCGGCTTACCTGCCATTGTAAATTCGTAAACCCGATGACTTAATGGACGTTTTATATCAATACCACGACCATCCCAATATTCACGAACCTCCTTAGAGTATGTTTCTGCAATTTGCTTTGGCATACGGGACTTTTCTTGCACCTGAGCGAATCGCTCCATGCTTCCTAAATTGCCTTGAAAATTACAGTGATGGCATTTATACCATTGATTATCAGGCTCATTGTTGTACGTTAGGCATCTGACATCTTTGTGATGTTGACGTTTATCATTACACTGAGGACAGATAGTTGTACCCCTTACCTTGGTAGGGTCAATTTTAATATTCAGTTCATCAAATGTCATTTGGTTCTTTCGCTAAAAGCATGAAAAAGAACTACTGATTCCCCTATATGTTTAGGATCTTCTAATATAGGATTAATGGTTTGGATAATTAAAAAAGGAACATAATCTACTTTATTGACAACTATCCATGTTTCATCTTTTATTAAAATCCCATCATTAAGAAATATACCTTCTGGTTTATCTACGCTAATTAAAGCCTCAAAATAATATTTAATAGGAGGAATGGGTTTGCTTCTTATTATGTATGTAAACTTTTGAAATTTTGAAAGCGGTTTCGTAGCAATCTTTTGATTAGTAGTCCACCATTTTAGAATATTAATTGTTAATGTCATGCTTTCAGAAATTTCTCTGCTTTCTCGTTACGTACAACGAACTTGGGCCCTTCGTTCAATTCGTCCCTGAAAGGGAAGCAGAAGTCCAGTTCTGTATTGTAGTCATCACCGGACAACGAAGGTCTTGTTTTGTTTGTGATACTGGATACCGCCAGTTGCGTTAATTGTGCAAATTGATTCACGGTAAACATATTATACCGCATCATTGCTTTGATTTTTTCAACGTCAAACCCTGTCCTTTTAGACAGTGATTCAATGAGTTCCGGTTCCGTCTTTACGAACTTGCACTCGATTCCTTTTATAAGTCCAAATTTACCTTCCATAATTGCAATTAAATTTATTTGTCAAATATATTAACAAATATTATAACACACAAATATTTTTAACAAATTTATTCGTTTAACTGAAAATAAAAAGAGCCTTATTGCTAAGACTCTCATTTTACGCATGGATGATGTGTTTTTACAAAACAAAGACTGCGAGTATAATTACCACGCTTGTAGATACTGCCGAAGTAAATCTCCAAAAGTTTTTTCGGTGTTTCTCCTTGTCTCTCTGTTTCTCTGTATCTTTTATGATCTTATCGTTGTCCTGATTGATCTTCTGACAGTCTGCAAGGTTTTCTTTCTGTAATCCTATTACCGTCTTTAATCCTGCTTCTATACTGTCTTTTTCAGTTAGATTTAACTTACAGGTGGCAAGTGCTTCTTTATATACAGGGATGATTTTCTCTGAACTTCTTGCAACAAGATAATCTGTATGAATGTATTTTATTTGTAATTCATTAAACAAGAATTTAAGTACTCCCGGGTAGTTATAAGCCATTTTCTGCAAGAACTGGTACGAACTGTCTGCCGTTATCCCGTTTAGTTGTGAAAGTGCCTCGTTTAAGTCCTGAGAGATGCCTGAGATTATCTTGTCCTTCTTGACAACTATCTTATCCAGACTATCCGATCTTCGCTCCTGTGCCTCTAATTTGCCCTCTGTGACCTTTATTTTGTCATCTCTCATGGCGACCTGTGTCTGTAAAGAAGTTTTGTCATATTTTAAGGTGGCAACTTCCGCTTTGAATTTTTTGACTGCCTTCCCTCCGAATAATCCAAACAACCCGATTATTACAATCAATGCAATAATCAATCCGTTTTTTATTTTATCCTCCATGGCTGCGTTGTTTCTGCGGTAAATTTAGTTCCACCTTTGAATAATGTTATTAGCAATGTAGTAATAGCCATTGACCAAATAGTAAACTCAGGAGAGACAGGTTGAATAGCAACAAAGAAGATATTCAATGCCGGGAGTGCCGTGTATAGCAAGTAATCTGCTATCATTTTCCATTTTTTGTTTGACGGTTTTTTTAGATTTGAAATTTTTAATGCTTCCATAATCATAGTTTATTAAGTTTACGATAATTGCGGTAAATTTACGAATCGTGCTTTGATTGTATATCCATCTGCGATCTTTTCTTCCACGACCTTACGTAGTTCTGCTTTCAATGACCCCTGTATGGTATCCATATCAATAATATTTGCAGCAACTATCACGCATCCTGCCGTATCTTTGTGTGTTTGTCCTCCGTGTGTAAGGCAAGTAGTCCATTTAAGAGGTGGAATAATAATGGTATCCTTATCTGATTCAGTATGAAAAATGATTGTTTTGCCATAATGAGCATCTTCATACAAAGAAACAAGGCATTCTAATCCTCCCGGCAATGCTGTCTCCCCATATACTTTAATATTTCCCGGGCGACAAGTATCCTCAAGAGTGTTTCCAAAATACTGTTTTATTGGTTGTGGCGGATTTGTAACCAAGATATTATCATAGAGGAAACTCATCCTTCCAAGTGAAGTCTGTGCGGTGTAATGATACCGTTCTATTAATATCAAGAAAATCTTTTCCATTATTGTTTGGTTTTACGAAATTCCCTGTCTGCGAGCATCCGTGCCCTGAGTGCTGCATCGTTAGCCATGTCCTGCAATCTACTGACTTCTTTTATCCCTGATGGGGTATCTACCTTTTCCCTGCGTGAGATACGTCCTCCCATTTCATCCATACCTTCCTGATTCAAGAGATCACGACTGTCAAGTATCCTAATGTATTCAGACCAGTAAATATTAGAATATGCTTTCTTTTCTTCATCAGTCAATGCCTTTCCTTGCCAGTATTTTGGGATCTCTGGTCTTTTAATTAAGTTATTCTTTTTGAGTAAAGAATATTCTTCAGGGTAATTTTTCTGAAGATCAATCCCGTCCAATACATTAAACCTTTGATTTTTTCCTGATTCAATGTTCATGTAATTATCCTGCAGGTATTGGTCATTCGGATACCATTTCTTATACACCTCGGTCAATCTTTCTATTTCCTGATATACGGGTATCTGTTCTTCAAGAGACTTGCCAATACTCTTGTCTCTTAACTTAACTGCTGCCTTATATATGCTTTCCTGTGCTTCTGGACTCAATTCCTTGTCCTCTGCCTCTTTGATTGTTTTGTAGAATACACTCTGAGCGTCACCCATCTTTGTTGCTAATGATGCGTATTTACTTGTCAGGTAGTTAAGGTTTCGTTCAACATAATTCTTTATTTCCGGCTTATCGAACTGCTGAATCTTTATGACATTATTTATTATAGCATCAAACCATGTTCTCTTTCTTCCATAATAATCGAGTTGCCCTGTGGCTCCTGCAATAACATCACGAGTTCCTTTGTAAAATGGCATTTGACTCCTGAGAGCATAATTGATTACATTCCATACTTTTATTTCTGTTGGAGTGTTCGGGTCTGTAAATGCCGTTTTTTTAGGATCTGAAATTGACATTCCTCTGAAATCCTTATCTGCAATAACAGAACCAAGCCAACCCCATGTAGCATCTGCAAATGCTGGTAATGGGAACATCTTTCCTTCTTCTTTCTGCTGGAACTGGATTGGCATGAATTTACTCAATTCAGATAACTCCATTTCGCTATCCCCTCGATTATACAGATATAACGGTGAAAGATAACGAGCAACATTCACTTCTCGTTTCCCTACCTTAAAACTCAACGGGATATCTACAAATGGGATGCGTGGGACTCCCTTTCTCTGTTCTCTTATCATCTGTTCTTCTTCCGTCTCTCCTGATAATGCACTCGATAAATTACCAAGCATCTTAATCATCATAACAGTACCTATCGTGGTAAGAGGAGTGGTTAACATATTATTCACCAGGATTCGTTGAAGGTCTGCTTGAAATTTAACAAAAGTTGGACCAAACAATGGAATCTTTGATGCTATATCCCATGTCTTTCCTACCGTGGCATAGTTCTGGAAAGCATCATATCCACGCCTAATCGCTTGTTCGTGAGTCAATCCCTGTCTTCTATAAATCTGATATGCAGATATTTTTGCAAGATTATCAGCACCCACGTATGCTTTAGTCGCAAACTCATCAAATTTTCCAAATGCCCCCTGTTCTGGATTTAATATATCTAACGGCTTTAACTCTCCCGTCATTGCTACTGGCCCTATGTAACCTGCCTTTAATAGACTTTCATAAAGGGCAGGATTCCTTTTGGAGATATTACGATTATCATACATTCCTTTTATAAACATAAATGGATTAATGCCATTTATTGTTGCAAAGAACACGTTACCTGTAATATTACCTGTTTGAACAAAAGGATTGTAAACCGTTCGGTATTTTTTATAGAACTGATTAAGTTTTGTTCGGTCAAGCATTTTAACTGCATCGTAAGTGGTATTCACCAATGCGTTCTGATAAAAGAATCCAGTAAAGTCTTCTACGATATGGTTTGCTACAACCTTATTTCTGAAAGGTCCCCACGCATACGATGATCCCATTCGCCTGAATCCTTTTGGAATTTCTGCATTTTTAGGAAGTGTCAATACATATTCAGGATGATTAGTAATTACGGCATCCATATATTGCTTTATTGCCACATTCTGAATAGTCTGCATGATTCGCTTGGCTACAATATAAGTTGGATCTTTTATTGCATGTTCTCGTCTCCATTCATCTGATTTTACAACATCCTTGCTTTCAGTATATTGTTCGGAAGTAATTTCTCCATTATCTCGTGCCTCTTTTAATGCTTCGATACTATCGTATTCATGTCCATTAATTTCAACAACCCCATTAAGTTCCTTCCTTGCCTTGTAGATGTCTGCTGCTATCTTGCTTGTATATGAATCATTACCTCTCTCAGCAAATTCTCTTATTGCAGGATCAGAAAGTATGTCCATCTCAAACTTATCATACATTCTGGCAATATAGTTTGAACTGCCTGTAACGTCCTTGAATTTTAGATAGGTTTTTGTAGGGATTAATCCATTCGCATAGGTTATCTCGTGCCCCCATGTCATCCATTCTTTTAAAGCAAAATAAAGATTTTTTTCTGCTAATCCTAAATCTCCATATGTCAATGGATTTTCTGTTGGTTTCGTTGCGAGTGTTGGATCGAGTACTGACCATACTCTTACGAGTGAATCCCAATCGCCTTTTACCATTGCTCTCCAACTATCTAACAAGTTACGAGCCTTGTATTTTCCGTATTCTCTTGCACCTGACATTTCGAGTTTCCCTATTTGTCCGGGGATTCCTGATCCGTGCATGTCTTTCTGTGTTCTTAATAATCCATTATAAAGATTAGTTAGAACTTTTGTTGACCACCTGAGTTCGTCAGATTGGCTTGTCACTCCTTTTTTTAATTGTTTTGCAATAGTATTTGCAAGTGCGGTTCTTACAGGATCAAGCACCTTCCATTGAGCCGTTCCTGCTTTACTCCAAAGATCAGGGAATAGTTTCATGTGTAATTCGCTATTCTTATCATCTATGTCCTTTTTGATCTGATCTTCTATGTCATTGGCTCCTCTATCAATACGATTAGTAATATCCTTTACATTATTTTCAGCATTATTTCTGAGTCCTTCTTCAAATTTCCCTACATCTTCACGTAACTGCTTCGACTCTTCAAATGTGATCTCTCCCTTGTCAAGAGCATCCAATACTTGATCTATCTCAGTGTATGTCTTGTCTTTGAACTTAATGCCTTGTGGTGTTGGTTCGGCTTTCTTTTCAGCGATAGGTGCTTCTATTACAGAAGGTGTCCCTGCCTTTACCTCTTTTGCATAATAGTATTCCTTCAGAAGTTTCTCCGATGCCTTGGCAATATCACCTCTTCCATCCATTAACTTCTTGCCACTCATGTCAAAGAACTGATAGACTCCTTTTTTTTGTACTACCTTGACCACGGGTTGCCCGTTTTTATTCTGCAACCAAAAGCCTTCCGGATTCTTTACTGCACTCCATCCGTATTTTGATACTGCATCATTGAGAACATTAGCCTCGGCGACTCTCTCTGCTCTTTTTTCAGCGACTCTTTTTTTTGCTTCTTCCGATGATATGGATTGTCTTCTTTGCAACTCATCATTTATAGAGGTGTATCTGTCGTGTTCTGTCTGAGTTAACGTACCAATACCTGAATTACTCCCAGTTAGCGGAGTATTGCTATTGATGATATTTTGTTCTCGTTCCTTAATTAGTTTACTGATAGCATCGCTTTCGGTATTCAATTCCACATCAGACATTTCGGCAATTGGTTTCCCCTTGACAGGTTCTTTAAATCCCAAAGTCTGTTGTTTCAAAATTTCTCCGATCTTGGATTCTCTCTCTTTATTGAGTGCATCAATCTCTTTCGTGAGTTGTGCCTGTCTTTCTTCAAAAGGTTTCCTTACTGCCTCCAATGACACGTTAAATCCCTGTTCTTCTCTCTTTATTATCTCATCCTTTTCGATAGGTGTCATGTCGCCGAATATCCCATTGCGTTCATTAGCCTTCTTTATTGCACGGTCAATCTGATTAGGGATGCTTTCAAGTTCTTTCTGCTTATCGACAATCTTAGTGTCGTATTCCTTGTCAATAACCTCTATTTGCCTTTGTTTAACAGGGTCGGTTGTTCTGACAGGTTTTTCTTCACCTTTTGCAATAACTGGTTTTTGTACTGCTTCTGCGCTTCCTGGTAACTGATTTTCTTCTCCCTTGCTAATTGGAGGATTTGGTTCGTTGTTGACTGGTTTTTCATTAGATATAGGTTCGTTCTTTAATTCTTGTTCTTTTCTTGCTTTTATTTCAAGTTTCTTTTTTGCAGTCCATTCAGATATTGCACGGACTTCATCAATCCCGGGCCACGATGTTGTTTCTCTATCAAACCATCCGGTGTTGATTTCTCCTTGTTCGTTAATTGCCACCTTGTCAAGGTGGTCAAATAGTTCTTGTTTGTTCTTATAAGTAACTCCTTCTACAACTAACTCTTTCGGAGTTCCTTCATCTTTTCCACGTGCTTCTTGGCCTTCAGGTAACTTATTGCTGCTGCCTCGATTGACTGCTTGCGCACCGGCTTCTTCGTCTGCCCATGCTTGTTCTGATTTAAGTCTGTCTTTGTACTCATCTTCAAAGTGTTTTTTATAGTCCTGTAACTCTGATTTATCAATTAATCCTGATTCAACTGCTTTGTCAAGTTGTTCTAATCCGAATCCTCCATTTTCTTCAACAAAAGCATTGAATTTTTTATCATTAATCTGAGTAGTTAGTTCTTTTGCGGGTATTTCTATTTCCGGTTGCGCTTCTCCCCTGAACTTCATTGCACCTGTCTTATACATATCTCCAAGTGCATCAACTACTCTCTGGGTGTTCTGATTAGTCTTTCCTGCAAGCAAGTCATCTACTGCCTTATCTAATGCTTCCCCATATACCGGAATGTCTAATCCGTACAGGTGTTCTTTCGCTTTCAGTAAGGTTGCGGTAAACTTCTTTTGTTCTACATCGGGTATATCATCAAGTTTCTGGTATTCTCCTTTTGTCGCAGTTCTTTTTATATTCTTGCCATTGCTATTAATAATAGTCAAGTCAGTTCCTTCCATCTTCATCTGATGTCCTGATTCTGGAAGTAATCCCTGTATTTGGCGCATCACGGCTGCACGTTTCTTATTGTATGACTTTGGAATAGAATTATATTCATCCCTGAGATCGGCAAGTCTATCATTCAATCTGGCTTTCTTTGCTTCCGGTGTTTCTTTTGGTGCTTCTGTGGGTTTCCATTTAGAAAGCATCTCGTCCCTTTTTGCTGCAACCACTTCTTTCGTGCTACCTTCTGGTACTAACATCTGAGTTCTTGCACCATTTGGAGTTGTTACATCATAAGCATCCCATTTTTTACCCTCACCGTAATCCTGTGTCCCTGCGGGATTAATTCCAAGTTCCTTCCCTATTTCTTCAGGAGTTTGTGCTTTTACTTCTTCTTTTGGTGTAATTTCATTTTCTTTTTCCTTTGCTACTGATTCTGGTACTTTTAATTCTCCAATATTTAATGAAGTTGTACCCTTGTCTTTTACTTCATATTTTTCCAAAGGTGTACTAAAAATGTCTATACGTGCTTTCTTTGCCTCCTTAATCTGGTTCTCTAATGCTTCAATCTTTGCTGCTTTAACGTCTGGTTCAATGTCGGTTTTTTCATTCCAATAACCAAGTTCATTTTCCAGACTCTTTATGTTTTCAGAGATAGGTTGAGATTCGAGTATTCTCGGATCAACCATATTTACAGTATTGTTAATCTTATTTGTCCAAATCTTCTTTTCTCTGGCAGACAATGTCTGGTCTGAATTGATATTCTCGATAAATGCTTTTGGATTTTTAAGTATTTGATTTGTCGTGAAGGCAATATCAATGGTATTATCAACTATGTTTTTTTGCCACAATAACTTATCCTTCTGTTCTCCCTCGTATTTCTTTGATTTCTCATAGAGTTCATTCGATTCCTTTCTTAATTTGAATGGATCAATTTTCTGTGAAGCAACCATGCGGATATTATTATCTGTGGCAGTCATCCAGTTTAGCATTGCCTTTTTTTGCATACCTGCCTTAATCGCTTCGGGTGCTCCAAGTGCTGAAAATGCAAGTCCTTCCAGTAATCCTTGTTTTGCACTACCCCCCTGTGCTGCGGTTATCCCTCCAAATCCGAGTGAATTTGCAAGAACTTCTGCGGATTTTGATGTCCACATACCGGCACCAATACTTTTACTGATTTCTCCAATCTCTTTGGCCCAAACACCGAGTCCATTATAAACCATACCCTGTGCTGCTGTCTCTAAGCTGGTGGGTACTATTTCTTTTAACTTCTTCCCTTGCTTTGCTTCTTCGATATAAGTCTTTGTTCCAAGATATGCAGGAAATTTAATCATGCCCTGCAACCCATATTTAGCGAGCAATGGGGCTTTCATTTCTGGCAGCATACTCATTCCTATCAGATCTGGAATAAACGCACCGGTGCTTTCCAATGCACGTCCCCATTCATTATTTGGAGTACGTGTCTTTACTGCACTGTCAAGCCATTTGGCTGCACCTTCATATCCTTCTTTCATTATGGAAGACTGATTGCCGTACATGCCATTATCAATAGCGGAAGCAACTTGTTCCATGTATTTCTGAGTAGTTTCAGAATCGTATCCTTTTAATTTGGCACCAACTTTAACACCTGTCATTGCTGCCTCTTTCTTCATTTGCTCCGGGACTTCATTTAGGATATAACCAATATCCCGAATCATATTAGCAGTACCCTTATAAATTCCATTTATTACTGCCCCTGTATAAGATTCTCTGTACTGCGGTGTTGGTTTATAGAGTCCTGCATCTTCCAATTTCTTATCAAAGTCAATTTTCTCATCAACGTCAATAAGTCTATCGGTATTAACATCAGGTTTTAACCCAACAACATCAGGTGTGACTCCTCTTTTTTTCAAATAATCATCAACGGTAAAAAGATATGGTTCCCTAACATCAAGTTTTGCAAGGGTTTTATCAACTGGAGTTGTGGTTTCTTCCGGTTTCTTTTCCTTTATTTCTTTTAAGGAAGGGACTTCTTTTACCTCTTTTGGTTTCCCAATAGTTTCCGGTTCTCCCATTTGACGTGGATTAATTCCGGTTTGTTCAGAAATATCTTCTACCTCTTTGCCCAAAGGGATACCCAATGCTTTAGAAACATCAGTCCAATGAGGATATTGAAGTGTCTCGGGATTATCTATCTGTTCTGGATTTGCTTCTTTGGAAGTATTGCTTTCCAGTTTCGGAATGTCACCTGCTACTTTTGAAAAAATGTCTCCAAGAATTTTTGAACTCGGCAAACCATATTCTGAAACGTCTTTTTTTTTTAATCCAAGATCAGAGACAAAGGTTTCGTAATCCGGCATCTCATATTTATCTGCCACCAAAGCATCATAAAAGGTTTTTGATTTTGCGGGATCTTTTAATGTCTGTTCAAATGTAGCATAGTCAGGTACTCCATAATTGGACTTTACCAGACTCTCGTGAAATGCCTCTAATTTCGGATTGTTATTTTCCATCTCTATTTAGATTTTGGAATATATGGTTTTGTTGGTTTGCTCCAAAAGTTAGTCGGCAATGGAAGTTTCTTTGGAGTTACTGTTTCTTCTTTTGGCAGAATGTCTTTCAATGTCTTCATCTTCCCATCTACCTTTATTGGAAGTTTCTCTGCATCTGGTACATTTTTACGAGGAACTGCAAAGGTGGTGTTATTCTGTACCCATGGGTTCTGTGCTGCCTGTCCTGAACGGAAAATAAGCATATCTGTCTTAGGATCATAGAACCTCAGTTCAGCTTCAACGTCATCACCTCCTTTTATTTCATGCCATCCATCATCTCCCTTTGCAGGGTTAGGGTCTGAGTCATGTTGATAACCTCCTGCTGTTGGAACTTTAAACGTTTTGGTTGCAGTAAAGTCATATCTCTCGTTGTAATTTCTGCCTCCATAGATATTATCGTTCTTATGAAGTTCTCCCGGCGTGACTTTTGCCTGAGTACCAAGAAAGTTAAAGTTCAATCCTCCACCACCACCTGTTCCTTTTACTTTATCACTAAACTTTTGTGCCTGTTCAGGAAGTGAACTATCTATAAAGTATTCTTCAGGTGTTGCCATTGCAAGTGTTGAGTTTGGATCTTCTTTTTTGATACGTTCATGGTTTAAGGTAATTGATCTTTTTACAGATTCATCGGCTTCCTGATACATCTGTTTAGCTGTTGCTCTTGCTTCGGCTATTTTCTCTGGAGTCCATACGGTTTCCTGTTTTTGCCTTGTAACTCCTGTTTCATCAGTATAATCAACAGTTCGTGTATCGAGTACTGGCATCCTTTGTTTATTCTTTTGTACATACTCGTACATATCGGTCAACTTTGGTTTTTCTACAAGTATCTTATTAAGATTAAGGTTCCGTGCTATTATCTCGTTATTATTTAACTCTTTTTGAATATTGTCCATGGTAGCACCAATCTCGAACTGTTCAGGATTTTGTTTAACCATTTGAGTAATTAAATCAATTGCCTCTTTATTTCTTCCCCAAGTATCAACTTTCTGTTTTAGTTTTGCATGTGCATCAGTAATGGCTTTAGACATCATAACTTCATCAGATGTTCTTGGATTCATAAGATTCATACCTTTTCTACTCAGGTCTGAAAAGGTATTTAAAACCTTATCCTGATCTTCCATTATCTCCTTGAATCCTTTCTGATCCTCCCATCCTTTAAGGTCAACCATTAATTTATCCAATCCCTCGGCAGTATTCTTTTGGATTTGCTCTTGACGTTGTTTTTCCTGTTGGTATTTAGCAAGATTATGCCTTCTCGTGAACTCAATGGGATCATGTGATGATTCTCCAAGAAAGGGAGCTGCCTGAAAAGCTGGATCTATTGAACCTTTTGCCATGGTATCTATTATTAAAAATCAGAATATCGCCATAATTCTTTTTTGACTTCTTCTATATTTATATTGATGTTATAATTAATCACCTGTATCTCCTACTCCGGTACTTTTCCCTCTTACAGAATTTAATATTTTAGTTGCTTTAGCAATTTCTTCTGGCGTATATGTCGCAGCACCAACAGTTGATCCTCCGTTTAATAAAGAGGAATTAAAATCAGGAGAGATTAATTCTGCTGTCGATCCAAATGCGTTCTTTACTCCTGCAAATATATTCTGAGTCCCGGAATTTCTTAACTGTGATGCCATTGCTGCTGCCTGTTGATACGGTTGTGCCTTATTGTAATCCCATACCCTGTTTTCTTCACCGGCTTTTACTCCAAGTGCGTTCATGTATTCTCCCTTTGAACTTTGGACTTGCTGTGCGGTTAGTTTTGCCAAGTCTCCAAATGAGTTTTGTTCCCTTCCGACCATTTCTCCAAGTGCACCATAAGCCTCTGCGCCTGATCCGAGTTCTGATGCCTGTCTCAATCCTGCTGCGGTGGCTCCTTTGATCTCATTACGATACATTTCACCGCCAGGGATATCCTGATTAAGGGTTTGCCCATAGGCATAATTAGTAAGTTTGTTCACACTTGGAGCAATCTCTGCAACAGGTCTCTTGTATTGTTCTTCGAGTGCATTTGCCTTCTTTAATTGAGATGCGCCCGTAATACCTTGATATATCGAGGGCACTAAATTAAGTACCTGAGAAATAATTGCTGCTGTCCCTAACATGGCTTTAAATATTACGTTCACTTAATGTTGAAAATATCACAACCGAATCAACTCTTACTTTTTCTGTGTGTTCATCAGTAGTAAGTTTTACAAAACAATATCTTCCTCTCATCTCTCGTCCATTTAACTTCTTACTTATTGTAGATGCAAATACACCTTTTGAGTTCTCGTCCCGCATTATCTTTCCATAATAAATTCCTTCCCTTCGATCAAATATAGGGATATTGGTTTCCATTATCTCATTAACTGCTGATGCTTCTTCTGGAATATAGGTAGATTTAGTAACGGATTCCAATAAGTGATCTGCGATAACGGCAATGGCATTGAACACTTTATTTTTAGATGGTTCCATATTAGAAACAACTTCAAATTCTGCTTCGGTATCCGTTCCTGCCCACGATAAGAAATCCTGTCCTTCGTCTATGTTCATAATCCACAATTTCTGATTATACAAATGTGCGAAAAAATTCCCTAAGTGAAGGTAACTTTCCGTGATTTGATCTATCTCAGAAATATAACGTCCTTTTTTCTCACTGAAAATGATACCCTTAACAGTACTTCCGATACGGAACGTGATCCATACTTCTTCAAAATCGTTATTTGCTCCAATATTCACAACCAGAGATGAACGGCTACCGTCTGAATGAATCCATTTAGATAAGTCCTTGAACCATCTTGACATCTTATATTCTGCTCCCGATAGTGATATTTGCCCATTTGGAGCAGATCGGATAAATGCACCCTGTGAGTTATCCCAATAATACAGATTCCTCCCATTAACCGTGACACTATCTGGGTGTTGGCACCCATAATCTGTCTCCATAGGTCTTTGTTCTGCAAGGAACTTATCTGTGAGAGTGAATTGTTCTGTGCCATCAGGATTAAAGGTCTGTATCCGGTTAATGTAAATAGATGTCTCTTTATACATCTGGATAACCTTCAATGTGAATCCTACTTCCCTTAATCCTGTTATGTCTCCATTCTTCTTGGGAAGATCCATGAAGTCATCATAGGTGAAGTGTGCGATATTATTTGTCCGGGTTCCAGTTATAAGGAATCCACCATGTCTTATCCTTTCGTCAAGTACCGTCTGTCTCTGGCTCAAATCATCCAAGAACGGGAATCCTTGTGATGTGAGTTTATTGGAGATAATCTGATCTTTCCACCAATCACTCGGGAATATACTATCTGCCCAGAAAGGATAAATAATATTTGTTGAATGCTTATAATTTAATCTTATTAATTTATAACAATCGTGTGCTGTATTATTAACTTCAGCAGGGGTAATTACAATTCCTTCGGCAGAAAAAGTTTGATCTATATTCCCTTTATGATAACTATTTCCATTTGCATCTGTCGCAATATCAAATACCATTCCAGTACCATAAGGTGTTGTTATCCCTAATCCTTTTCGTGGACGATAAACTTCAACTATTATATTTGTTGCACCCTCAAATATAGTAGGATGTTCTGCTGCCTGAACTATTAACCAATCTCCGCCCACTGCTTCTTCATCATATTGCGTCCCCGTGGCTTCAATCTCGTAGTCATAAACGAAGTCGCTTCCGATAGCCTGTCCGTAACCGGTTCCTGCATCAATAGTCCCTACGAGTCTTAAACGATCTCCTTCTTCCCATGAGTATGCGGGTACTTTCCATCTATTATTTTTGTTTTGAGTCCATTCAAACGTATCCGTGATATTTATAGAATACCGATTATTTCCTAGTCCGTAAATATTATCTGCTCGTATTTGCATGAAATAGTCCATTGAGATATTTCCATAATAAACTATCTCATACGTTTCCGCCCATGATGGAGGTTTGTGAGATATCTTGAATTTAATAGCAACTCTTTCTTCTAATTTAGGACCACCTGATTCTGAATAGAAAGGGATATTGATGTTCATTAAATTTGTTTTCATAACTGAACATTGTCTCCCTGCCCTATCCTTGTAAACAATGGCATATCCATGTGTAGCACCACATTTAAGATTATTAAAAGTTAAAGTGTATCCTTTTGGATATATAGATGCTTCATACACATAACCACTCATTGCCATATCTGGAAGAAAGAATAAAAAGATAGAATAATCTTGTTCAATTATTTGCTCCCACATATAGATTTGATTAGAAGGAGAACCTGCGACTACATCTATTCCTCCTCCTGTTAATGATGATTCTAGTCCTGCTTTTACATCAGTTAATGAATCCCCGATTCCTGGCACATAAGAACCAGAATACGATTCTCCTGCTGTGTTATTAATACTGACGTAATAAGTCGCTCCTTCATATATCTGATCGGGAATAACAAGTACTAATACAACTTTTATAGTAGCATGGACACGTCCTCCACTCATAGGCACGAGCGTTCTTTCAGTCTCATAAGCATATAAAGCTAATCGTAATTGTGGATTAGTGCTCCCAATATCAATATATGTTATCTCACTGGATACCTGAATATCATCCACAACATCATAACCCTCGGTTATTTTTCCAAATACAAGTGCATTGCCTCCTACTAACTCCATCTGTCCTGCTATGATAGGGATATAAGTGAAGGGTTCTGCAACTATACTTGCATCTATTATCTCTTTTACCCTGTCATTGTAAAAGGATAAATTATAATCCGAGTTATGACCTATTACCATCTCGATAAATTAACTTATATGAATAATACCAAGTGCGTTCCATTGGATTGTACTTGTTCCATTGGAAACTATCTGGTTGGTCAAAAAGTCAATTTGTGCCCGTATTGGAGACGTTGCCGGATTTGTTGTGTCTTTATACAAGATACCATACCGGTAATTAAGGCTTGTGTTCGGGCCAATCACTTTATCTGTGGCATCAAGATAATAATTATTACCATCAGCCGTAGATGCTTTCCCTGCTATTGCGACACCTCCTGCGGTATATGCTCCCGATGCTGCAACTTCGTTTGCGGAGACAGATGAGACATACTGTTGTGTCCCGGCATTAGGAACATGAGTACTGGTAAGTAACATGAGTTTCCATGTTTCTGCCACCCATACGTCAATAATCTCTTTTTTTACGAATTTAGGAATTAAACTTGCCATAATTTTAAATATAAATAGTTGCTAAATCAATTACTACAATATCACCTGCCAATAAAGTAACATCAAGAACAATAGTCCCATTATAATAGTCATACATAGCAGATACACTACTTCTTCCCTGTACCACTCCATTTACTTTTGCTCTCCAATATAGTGTAAATGGGTTTGATCTTCCTGTTACCGGATCAAAATAAACAGACATATAAACATTTTTACTTCCACTCGTAGATGAGGCGTGTCCTATTGACATTACTAATCCTGCGGGTTCAGTAGAATCCACTTCTACCGTACAATCAATAGCAGTCCCAACCGGAGGAGTACCTGTTGCCTGTTCTACAAAAACAGAAACAGTGTCTCCTAATGGGCCTAATCCTGCTACTACGGTTCCAAATGTAATTGCCTCTGACGGTTTTGCGCTTCCTGTATTTTCAGCAGTTGGGAATACATACAAAGTATCTCCTGTATTAAAATACATCCCAACTACTAATTCGTATGTGCCTCTCATTATGGTTATCCATGACGGCTTCGATACAAGATACCCGTTATAAGGTAAACAAGTGATTATTACATCTTGTTTTGATGAAAGTCCATATTCTGCTGCCGTCCATATCATGTGTACTAATGATGCTTCTATGCTCGATAGAATAGTAACGGGCAGTAGTGCCGAAATGACTGTATTTACATAATCAGAAGCACTTTTTGAAATATCTTCAGTAGATAAATACACGTCAACGGTTTCTCCTGCGCTAATATTCCTGCCAAGAGATATGGTTTTTGTATTATTTGTGCTATTTACAACTGTAAAACTACCATACCCATACGGGAGCACTCCAATATTTGCCCTCCAAAACATAGTAAACGATATTCCAGAACCATAGTCAGAATTATCTACCCTGAATGAAAGATTAACGACATTACTTGCGCTCATTGCATTAGCCAAGGCATTAGATATTGTCATATCAGGGTCAACTACATCGGGGTCTTTCTGGAGGGTACAGGTTATTGCGACTGGTACAGGTTCTGTTGCTCCGGTTTGTTGTACAAGGATAGAGGTACTATCTCCATAAGTATTTGACATTACAATATATCCCGTTCGAGCAACACCTACTACGGTGTTTTCTGTTGATGGAAACGCATAAATTATTTCTCCGTCAACCATTGTCATCCCGGCAGACATTACACTTCCCTCAGAACCTCCTCCGTTTCTTTCTATTGTAAGCCACGAAGGAAAAGATGTTAAGTATAATGTTGTTGGAGCACAATCAATTGTAATTGATGATTTATTCGCATACCCATAGGCAGTGGCTCCCCAGTTCATTGCAGGAATGGATGAGACATAAGATAATACTACTGTTGGGAGAAGGGGTGTAATATTCATATTAACCACTGCACTACTTGGATTATTTACTGATATAACGGTCGGTGCGGGTAACGTCAAAGACATTGTGATATTTTCAGCATTGGTAGTTACTGATATTTCCTCTGCCCTCTCTTGTTCACTGAATTTGTCAATAGTCTCAATAAGATACCATTTTGAAGGATCGTCACTGCTTCTACCAATGACTTCTATTGCTCTGACTTCTTCCCCCCCTGAGTTGACGGTTATCTTTAACTTATTATTGAGTGATATTTGCTCATTTGCAAGTCCTGTGGCAGTTTCTTCTTCTGCCTGTGGCACCGGAACAATACTTGCCGGGGAAAATGTGCTCTTTCTCCAATCCATGTAAACATACCGATATGCAACTTGAAATAATGTCTGCCTTAAATTATTTATCTTACGATTATCGTCTGATTGATATGTTACTATCGGAGGATGAGATGGGGGGGTTGGTTCAAAATAGAAATTCTTAACATTCATTGAATAATACGCATCTTCAATCAGGCATTTTAGGTCTAACCAATTTGCACCAGAATCACTTTTTGGCTCATTGCCATAATTAGAATGAACAAGACTCTTATAGTATTTATTCCCATTAGAGACAATCTGGTCTACCCCATAACTTACTGTGGTACTCCATTCAACTGTTGTGGGATATTGACCATAACCAATTTTAAGTGCAAATGATTTCTTTGCCCTCTCAATATCCATCTGGTAAATCGGATTCTTATTGTCTGTCCATATTAATCTTCCGTGTACTACTCGAGGATTGTATATTTTGAAAAGAGGATCAAATCCGATGTTATTATTCTTGTCATAATAAACAACTGTCTGGACACGAGTGTCAATATTTATTTCAATTATCCATGATGCCTGATAAAAGGTATCAATATAGAATACATAAAGATTCCTGTTTTCTGGATCAATACATTTCCCATTTAAAAGGATATTGGTGTATTTAGAATCTTCTTTAGAATTAATTACAGTTCCGTCAGAGATAAGCCTTACTGATCTCCAATGAGATTTTAATGCAACTGTCTTAGTGGCAACTGCACTGTTATAGGATAAGGATAATATTTTGGCTGTTGTACTCATAATTTAAGGGATATCACGCATACATCTTACTGCCCATCCCCATTTTTTATTCGCAGTATTAGTATTAAAATAAATTTGATTATAATATGCAAATTTACCTAAAGCACTTATCGAACTACTTTCTGTTGCACTCCAATAATCTCCTTCATCGTTTATCTTTTGAAACACTCCAGTAGAATTTAGTCTCTGTCCCGAACCTAATAAACTAAAATTATATTCATCAGTTGCTCCTGTATTAGGTGTTGTCCAATGGGTTGTTCCCACCTCTTTTAATTTACCACCTGCAACTGCACTACCCCCTAAAAATGTTATAAGTGTATCAAAATCTGTTTGGCTCGGTATTCTCCATCCCGCAGGTGCAAGTCCGTGAACGTTATCTACTGCATACCAATTATACAATGCTCCATAAGGTGTTTTGTTTACTATGTCATTATTATACCAACAGTATGCGCCAGTAACTACATAAATAGTAGACTTTAAATCATAGGTAGGATATGTAGACCATACACCAGATACACTATGCCCCATCATACCTCCTGAATATACATCCCCGGTTTGAAAAGCGAGTGATATACAATTGTTTTGATCATGTGTAATAACGTCTTCGTATGACACGACAAAACAATACGTTCCCGCAGCAAGATCAATATTATTAAAAAGAAATATAGCCCCCGCTGATATATCACCCGGTGTTGCGATATTTAAAGAGTCTGCTATCTTTACTGAAGGGAGGTCTCCTACTGAAGTATAAATACTAAGTCTAATATTAAAGTTAGGGGAACCACCTAAAGACCCAGATAATTCGATACCGCTTACCGTGCTATTTCCTACTGTAAAACTCTGAGATATAGGGTTCTCAACCGGGGATGCCCATGAACTTATATTACCGTTACTTGTAGAACTAATAACGAGATTACTCCCTGCATTAGTCCACTGGGTATTATCGGTTATATTTAATATTGGTGTTCCATCGGCATATTTAGTAGTCTTTAAATTCTCAACCAACCATTGTTGATTCCCGATGGTTACATAGGTATAAGCATTCCCATCCGCATCAACAACTCCATCAAGTGTTTTTATTGTTTGTATATTAGAATTATCTCCTGTCCCTACTTCATTATATCCTCTTACACGATAGTAGTAATTAGTAAATGGACTTAACCCAATAATGCTATAAGTTAATACATTGCCTACATCAAGGTTATTATATCCTGCAACCAACGAAGTAAACAAGGCATCAGTAGCCACATCCAAATAATATCCAGTTGCGCCTCCTGCAATACTCCAGTTTGTTACAAATGTAGTTACGGTAATTTCACTTCCATTTAATGCTACAGGTGCTTCCGGCACTCCATCGTCCTGTAACCACAAAAGACAATTATTTCCAAGTAATTCAAATAACAAATCAAATTTACCTCCCGGGACTGCCGTAAACGCTGACAAGTCATCTGCTCCTGTATTAGGTGTTGTCCATAACTCAGTACCGACATTCTTCATCTTCCCTCCTGCGATCATCACTCCACCAAGATATGTTAATAAGGTGTCAATATCTGCCTCTGTTGGTACTCTCCATCCTGCCGGACAAAAGGTTGATGACATTATCTGATCATGCGTATATAGTCGTCCGTAAATAGGTGCGTTATCCTCGTCATCATCATAGACTTTTGAACCAGGATAATTAACATCATAGTTCTTTTTCATCCATGTCTGAGTCCCGATAACAATTTCATCATAGCCAGAATAGACAAATTGCCCTCCAATAGATGTACCATAATATGTAATAGTTGAATCAGGTGAAATTAATATCCCTATCTCTCCTTGCAATGTTTCAAGTATCCCTTCCCCGTGTTGTTCGGAAGACCCTCCTGTACGAATGTTCAATGCTCCAACATAGTCACCCTCAGGTAAATTTGCGGGGTTATCGTCTGAATTTAACCCACCAAAAAATCGTTTTTCTGATTTTATTTTCATCTCTTGGGGGCCTGATGTGTCGTACTATAAAACATTTGAAGATATTCACTTGCTGTAAATGAATTACTAAACGATCTTAATGCCTCGATCTGTTGATCATACTCTCTTTTAAGTCGTTCTTTTGCGTTATTTGATATACGTGGATCATTCTCGTCTCGTTGCCATAGAACGTATGCCCTGAGTGCAGCAACACACTCACGAGGTATCATGGATGATCCGTCTGTCTTTAATCCGGTTGAGATATATTCCATCACTATCTCAGATCGAGGGGAAGAACCAGAGAACACCAGTTGTCTGTTTTCTCTATCTACCCTGAAATAACAATCGTCAATGCCTCCGGGAAGGCCATACAGCCCTCCTACGAAAACACCATTCCGGTAATGATCACTGAAGAAGATGATGCTGGAAACCAAATCCGCTCCTATTGCTGCACCATAATAATTACCAATCAATTCCCCTGTGTCATCAAATGTTCTTGGAAACAATATGTTATCATTATGAGATATGACTCTCAGTTGACCATTATAAGGATACCCTATTTTTATGTAATCAACAAAGTCGGATGGTAATTGAACTGTCTTCGCTGCGCTCATGTGTAAATACACCACCTCGGAACCAACATCCAAGTGATACATGGCAAGGTCTTCCGAAAATCCTTCAATAGCTATCTGTACAAGCCTCTTATACTGAACAAGAGAATAGTCATTAAGTCTGTTTAGCACGGACATTATGACATAACGAATTGTTACTAAGCCACCTGTTTTCGGAGATATATTTGACATCTTATGAGGATATTAGTTTTCCTATGAGGTTTTCTTTGCGGACTGATGGCTTGTGGTATAAAGCATTTTCTTATACTCCTCCATTGCCAGTGCATTTTTGAAACTACGAAGCGATTCAACGGCATCCTTGTATTCTGCTTTACGTCTTGTTCTTTCACTTTCCGGCACTTTCATGTCGTGTTCTACCATCTGCCACAAGATATATGCACGAAGGGGGATAATAGTCTCTCTTGGCACCATAGAACTACCATCTGACTTCATCCCTGTTGAGATATACTCCAATACAATTTCTGATCTCGGTGTGTTTCCTGAAAATACTATCTGCCTATTTTCCCTGTCAATGCGATAATAAGCCTGATCAACTCCTCCGGGTAATCCAAATAACCCTCCAATAAACTGTCCGTTACGAAAATGATCGCTAAAGAAAATTTGATTTGGATCTTCGGTGTCTGCCACGAATACTCCTCCGATTACTGCGCCATAAGTTGTATTCCCAATTGCAGTTCCGGTGTCTGCAACAAATATTCCTCCGATAGTACTCCCATAAAATGTTCTTGGTAACAGGATATTATCATTGCGTGTAATAAGCCTTATTTTCCCATCAAGAGGATAACCTACTTTAACAAAATCAATAAAGTCGGCAGGCAGCGGAACCGTCTTCGCTGCGCTCATGTGTAGATATACCACTTCAAGTCCTTCTTCGGAATGAAATAAACGAAGTTCCTCGATGCCTTCAATGGCAATTTCGACTAATCGCTTGTATTGTCTCATGGAATAGTCCTGCACCCTGTTTAAGACTTGCATTACTATATGTCTGATTGTTACCAGACCGCTTGTTTTCGGGTTCTCTACACTCATGGTAATTACGAATTAACTACATTACTTGGAAGGTTTGGTACAGGGATGCGTTTACCCATCAAATCAATAACCTGCCTGATTATATCATCCTCCATTGCTGAAGGCATTGCTATCTCATCAAAGTCATCCAACTGATCAAGAGGAACTACCATCATAACATCCAATGCAGTGATCAAAGATGTTATCGGAAGTTTACTGAGTCTTAAAATTGTACTTGCCTCTCCTGCGCCTACATTTACGTTACTTCTCTGTACGTTGTACGTAGGTGTACTATCCATAGTATTAACATCCAATTCTGCAAATATCACGGCAGAAGTGTTTTCTACTGGCGCAAACACGTTTCCATTGTTATTGTGATCACACACCTGTCTCACCCCCATGTTATTCGGAAGTTGAGACGGAGCAAATGGCAGTAGTGCATATCCGGTAGTCCCCGGAGCAACCTGTCCTGTTACTGCACACTCATATATCTTACACCACGCATCCAATTGACTATAATCGCTGGATTTTAATCCATTTTGATAAGTGTCATATACCGCCCTGTTAAATACAGAGTTAAGATGAACCTTTATAATCTCGGGATGATAGATGCCCCTTTGATCTCCGGCGGAATCACTTGCAAAGAAGTAAGCAACCGCATCTATGATGTTAATCTTTTTCATTTCTTTTCTTTTTTATAATACGTTCTGGCAACTTTAATCCTCTTGATGAACTGTCAAATTCCTTAACTGTCCTATGTGAAATCTTCCCTTGTTTTTCAAGTATGTGAAATTTCTTACGTTGTGATTCGCTGACATAAGGCATTTCTATCCCTCCTTTAACTTTGTTTCGGCATACTGTACCAATTCTGCTTCACGCAAATTTACACCTATTAGACTTAATATCATCTTGGTCAATGTAAAATGTTCGTCTTTAGTCCATTCAAATTCAGTAGAAGTAGTGGGTGCATAAGTTATCCCCCCATCCCATTCTGTATAAGAGAACACCGGCTCAATAGGAAATCTGTAATATGAAAAATCAACAGCAAGTATTGTTATTGGTCTTATGTGAATCCCATCATTACGTATTACTGCAACCGGATTCATTGTTGTCGGTTGCTTGGTGTAGTTTCCTTCTCTTGCCGTGAATGCGGATTCTCTTAGTATCTCTACTATTCTGGGAAATGAAGTTGCAATACTATTTATAGTTTTGGAGTAATTATAAGCCAATGAGTCTGCGTGTGCATAATTAGAAGGAAAAGGCAATACTCCATTTGTAACAGACTGTGATAATAACAGTGTTTTAAATGCCTTCATGTCATCAACATTCTTCAATGATATATCGGCATATTCACTTGGGATAGGCTTCCCTGGTTGATATTCTTCGGGTAATCCGTACTTCTGTCGAAATAGGTCAATATTCACTACTTTGATAAGTTCATTGAACCGTACAGGAGTGATTATGTTACCCGAAAAGTCCTTATTGACTATCAGCTCTATCAGATTATATATTTCACCTAAAGTCATCTCTTATTTTATTAATTTCATTGAATCTATTTTTACAGTATCAATCTGAACGGATTTGCATCCTCCACGTGTTATCGGTGAAATACCATGTTCTCTCATTTTCTTATAAAACTTTTGATGTTCTTTATTATCCTGATATTCCTTAAATTTATCATTAGTAATGATAGTCACTACCAAAATAACCAATACACCAAGAACGTATTTAAATATCTTCATAAGATTCTTCTCATTCATATCATTGTAATTTTCCCAACAATATCTTAACATTCCCATCAACTGATTCTATGAGTTTAACCATTTGTTTATTTGTTTCGGCAGATTCATCAGAATGCATTTTTAGTGCTTCCATAATTTTATCATCCTGATCATCTACATACTTATACGTAGGTCTTATATTAAACTCATGGGATATACGTTCATCTTCCATCTTCTTTTGTTTCCCTTCTTCTTTTTCCATGATTAATTTTTGTGTTAAAAGAAATATTATTATTGATACACATACTGATATTATTACTGGTTCCTGCTCTCCAAAAATTCTTTGTGTAAGAAAAAATACAATTATTGCTATTGCAATTGAAATGATGAGTGTACACCAGATCGAGTTTAGGAATTTTTTAGGCATGACGTTTTTTTATTAAATATAAACAATAAAATAAACTAAATATCAAAAGAAAAACCAACACTATACTCCATAAATCAATCCATATTTCTTTTGAAAATAAATAAATAGATGAGAAACAACTAATATGATATATTATTTTAATTCCGAGATAAACTAATAACCCTCCAAAAAACCATTTTATAAAACCAGTTGCAAAAAGAAATATAACAGTACAAAGGGTTAGCGTGAGTCCCTCTTCGGAGATTGCCCACACTACACCCCATTGTTTTTCTGTCAATCCTAAATAGCCTTCGTGAGATAAATGATATAAACTGATCGCTATTGTAAATAACAAACAACTTGAAACGGTCAATATCTCTATCAAATCAAACTTTCGTGCCATATTTCTTATTCCATACTGTTAATTTATGAACATAATGAACATACCTAAATGGATATGTAATATTAGCAACCAAAATTTTTCCAGGAGGATCAGGCGGTTTTGGAGGTGGAGGAATAACCGGACTCATAATTTTAAGTTTTAAGTTAATATTTCAAATCGTCACAAATATCAATAGTAAAGTGTATAGTGTTTTCATAATTAATTATGTTAATGCAATTGTAGGTTCTGGTTCTGCACACTGTCTCTTGATAAAATCGTCAAGATAATATGTGGTATATTTATTTGCTGCATTGCTTTCATTTGCATAAAATAATATTTCGTCCCACGTAACAGCCGGAGCAGAATTAGTGCATAATGCAACTCCATCAATTTTAATTGTTGTACCAGTTGACAAAAATATAATTTCAACTTCATGCCATCCTGTTGTTACTGCAATTGTTGAATTTACCCATCCCCCATTAACATAATATCTCCAACTTGGACTCGTTATTATGGTGGCAGATACAGCAAGAACCCTTGTTAAAGCAAGTCTTATTTCTTCCATCATAAGGGTAGTTCCAGAAATAGTTAAACTTGTTATATATACCCAACATTTTATAGAATGTCTATTATCGTTAAATACTTTTGACATTGACGCAATCTTGGCTGTTCCTGTTTCTCCAGAATATAATTTGACACTATTTACACCGCTTCTTTTTTCCACAGTACTTAATGCAACTGTTGCATTCCCTGTAAGTGTTGTTTTCCAATTTACTAAAGGAGATCCTGTATTATAAGTTAAATCGCTTGTTACAACTCTTGTATCCCAGTTTGCACCATTTTTATATGAAAAATAAATATAAAGCAATCCATTAAATAAAAACATTTTTGCACAAGCCCTTCCGTCTTGCATAATCCAAACCTCATCTGTTAGTTGAAATCCTGAAATAGGATTATTACTTTTTAAAGCATTTGTTGCCCAATCAGCCCCATAAACCCAACCCTCCGAAGATTCGATTAACATCCAATATTCACCATTAATAAATTGTACCGAAGGAGCAGCAAAATATAAATGACCAAAATCAACATTGTTAAATACTTCAATCGCTGTTGCTGCTGCCAGTCCGTCAATGGTATCCGCAACCTTAACCCATATTTCACGAGTTGTTTTTACAGGATAATTCCCACGATTCCAATAGAGATAATATTTTCCATCATTGGGATTTTTAAAAATTGACGAACCGTTGTTGTAATATCCCGCCTGTGCAGCAACGACAGTAACTTCATCAGAAAAATTAATGCCATCAACAGAAGTTCTTTTCACGATATAAAAATCAGCTCCTGCATCTGCATAGTCCATATCATAAAATAATGTGAAAACGCCATTTTCATAAATGCAATTAGGCCATCGAGTAGATGCCATAATAGGATTGTCAGCATACTTTATCCAACCATCTGTCAATGAATTACTTCTTGCTAATCCTATTCCTTCATTCTGCGTACCGCAATAATACATCCAATATTTATAACCATCCAAATTAGCTTCAACCACACATGCTGTGTGTGTATCACCAGTTTCCCATGCTTCGGAAGCACTTAATACCTGAACTTCTGTTCCTAATTTTAAAAATGAGTTATTAAAATCAAATGAATCAAAGAACTCAAAAGTATTTCCTCCATCAGAATAAGCAGAAGTTATTTGTGAATTTCCATACCATAGATTTATAACTTTAATTGAATTTGCAGCAATCGAAGGAATTTTAACCCATATTATACTATCCCCAGAAGTGTTCCATGTTTCAATCCAATAATTAAGGAAATCATTTATGCCCACTCCTCCGGTATCCATAAAACGAATATCATAACCATTTGCATTACATCTTGAATAATCAAAATTTGCAGTAGTCAAAGTAATTTTAACCTGATAATTAGTTAATGCTCCTCCTGAAGAATTATCAATAGTAATTATTGTATTACGTGACTTCCAGTAACTCTTCCAAGAAGAGGAAGAAGCACCGATTCTTGGCTTTTTAAATCCAAATGGTTTTATGCCTATCTGTTGAACACCCATGGTTAATGAATTTTATTTCAGAAACCATACTTTAAACGTACACCCGGTAGTTGGCACTAACGTGGTAAATCTCCCTTCAAACGGGATATATTGAGGATATGTGTAGGCTAATTTATTTGCTGCCACATTTGTTGATGTTCCAGTCTTGCCTGCCCTGCCCATGGTTGTTTCTTCTTGCATGGCGGTAAATGTGCCTCCATTCTCATCCATGCTCATGAAAGCTGCAACTATTTTACCGGTGAAATCATGACTGGCTAAGGTAATTATATCCCAGACATCAGGAGTTCCGGCACCACCATTTCCAAGTGCCAGATCGTTTACTGTAGCGTTATATCCCATGACTTTAAATATTATATTACAAACGGACTAAATACGATAATTGATTCAAAGTTACAACTATTTGACAAAAGAAAGCCCGGACTTCGTTAAAAAATCCGGGCGACATGAAAAGAGTAAAACTACGCAACGAAAAATGGAATACTATTCGTCTTCGTCTTTATCTAGTTTAGCTTCTTTTTTCTTCCCTGCGTTGGGGTTGTTTGTCAATAACACGGCTTGTACGTCTTCCCTAAATCCTTCATTCCCCTGATAATACTCATACAAGGCTTCATTAGGACTTTTAGTTACAGGTATCTTGCATACCTCGGTAATACCTTCTTTTGTCTTCCATATCCATCTTTTTACCTTCCCGGTGTTCTCGTACACGAGTAATCCAAGGTCCATGGTTTTTGTAATAGACACACGTGTTTTTATTTCTTCTTCGGCATTTACCATGCGGAAAAATTCATCTGGACCTGTTTTTGTTTCATTGATCTTGGTTTCAAGTTGCCATTGTACCTGAGCAAGTGTGTATTCGTCAATGCCGGGGATGAAATATGCTTTCGCAACTTCACGTAATTTGGCTTCTGGTAATCCGAAGTCCTCTCCGTAAAGCAATCCTTCAATTTTTGTCTGAAGTCTTTTCCTTGTTGCCCTCTTTTCTGCTTCTGTCACGAGGTCTTCAAACATAAACTTAGGTGTATTTGACTGCACAAGGTTCTTGTTCTCTTTGAGTTCTTCTTCGCTTATGAGACGATATTCAGACTTTCTCAAAAGGAAATAAATGAGTTCAATGTCATTGCGTTTCAGCCACCTTGAACCAAAAAGCAGGAATTTCTTTGGGGTGTACTTCTTAATGTTCTTCTCATCAACCGTGACATTTTCTGCATACCTCCATACCTCTGTGCCGTTTGGGGTCTTAACAAGTGCTTTCAGATCAAAAGAAATTGATCTTGGTTGGTCTGGTTTACGGTTGTGTTTCAACCTGCTTGGTACAATCCTACTTGGAGGATATGTTACCTTAACTGGAAATTTGCCATGAAAAAAGGCTTCAACAGCCTCGATTTCTTTTGCCGATAACTTATACGGCTCATCATTCTTGTATAACATAATTATTAAGATTAAAGAAGATAAGGGGAAGTTCCCTTCCCCCTCCTCTGTGGTTACAATACTATTTTGCTTCCAAAAGAACCATCTGGTTGCCTCCCCTGTGATGTGCTCCAAGATGTGTTCTCTGGTATGTGTTGCGATTATCAATATCGGTCACTTTCAGACCTTCTCCTGCGCCACCTACCTGCCAAACTTCCATTCTCCGTGAATACTTGCCAAGAGCACGATAGCGAACACCAATGCTATCAATCATCTTGCCGGATTTTGGATCTTTTCTCTGGTTGAGTGGAAGGAATACTCCCATCTTAGGTGCGGTAGAACCTGCAACTCCATCAGTCTGCGGGTTATTGAATCCACCCATTCTCTTGAACATAAATGTTCTCTCTGATTTGGTCAGATAGGTGAAGTTCACTGATGCACTAAGAGCCTCGTTGGAGTGGAACAATGCCTCGTTTGTTGCCTGTTTTGCAAAATTGATATTAGTGTTTGCAAAATAAGTTTTGAGTGCATTCTCAATATCCTGATGGAGTGATATTCCTAACAGTCCGAGGATATTATTTCCTGCAAACTCTCTGTCAAGAGTATTTGCCATTTCGTCAAACTCATCAACGGTAAATGCTCCGTCAACACAAGCCTGTTCGTTCCCTATTCGTCTGATATAAGGAATAAGTCCTTCTGTGGTTTTGATAGGACGGCCTGTTATAGGGTCTGTTATGACGTTTGTTGACCGTTTTCCCCAAAGGAGAGCACCATCAATCTTCAGTGCCATACGGTAGTCAATTTCAAGTTGTCCCTTGTAATAATATGCAGGGAGTGACTGTCCTTCGCTGGTAATTGTTACCCATGACTGATTGACCATTTCTGATCCGGTAACACCAATGGATTCCTTGATTATCTGTGCATCATTGTCGTATTCCCATGTGCCGGATAATGCACCGGTTGGCTGTCCTGATCCTTCCGAAAATGCACTTGTCCTTATTGCAAGAGTATCTCCTGCGGAAAGTGCGGGGAATTGGTCTGTTATCTCATTAAGTCTTACCGTTACAACTGGTGCTGCCGGAACTGTGACATCAATATCAATAACTGATCCCATAGCCTCATTTGAGAACTTCAAAATATCCCATTTCCTGAGATAGAAATTGTTGTTTGCATCAAGGTCAACGGTATCGAGTGTGAATATGATGTTTGCGCCAACTGCGGGTTGTGCTACGTTGGCCCTAACATGAACAACTTCGTGAATATTATTATCCTCAAAGTGTCCGTAAGTGTCGAGTGCTACCGGTTGTTCAAATCCCATTGATCTGAGTAACTGGAAGTAAGATGCGCCCTGATCTCCCCGTCTGCTAAACAGGGTGTTCAAAATCTCTGGCTTGTGAAGGTCAAAGTTTGAAATGATGTCTGAGGCATATATTTGAGCAATAGCTTCTGGTCCCATGATTTTAGTTTTTTAAAAAATGAATACTATTTAAGAATACATTGCCTCTTGTAATTACTGTTTCAAAAAAATTATCTTCCTGTTTCCAATTCGTATGCCTTCTTACGTTGCTCCTCTTCTGTTGATACTTTAGGTACAGCAGGTGGATTGTCGTTGTTCTTAGGCGATGGATTGTGGTAAAATTTCAGTAAATCATTTTCGATAATAGTTCTCGCACGTTCAAATATGGCGTGGTAGATTTCTGACCGATTTGAGTTCTGAATGTCATCGAACATTGCTTGTGCTACCATCCTGACGTTTGCTTCATTAACTTCCAATTGGTTGCTAACTACATAATCAAGAGCGTTTTTTAGCACGGCCTTCTTAGACTCCTCCGGTAATACGAAGTTGACAATAGGTTCTGTTCCTCCTTTTAAGGTTATCGGAATAGTTGAAAATTCCGCACCCATTTTTTCATTTACCGTTGTCCATGCAGTTTTTTGTTTTTCTTCAACCTCTGGTGTCCATTTGGACTGAGGTGAGGCATCTTCTTTTGGAATCTCTGGCATTTTGATCTTCTCTTTCAGAGTTCTTAACCTTTCTCTGGCCTTCGCTCCATCGGAACTTACACCAATAAGATTAGTGTCGTGGTCAAAAATGAGTTTATCCAACTCCTCCTGAGTAAGTTCTCCAGACTCTACCCTTTTGGGGTCAATAAGCGAGGAATCCACATTATACTTCTTCTCGAAGTATTTGCGTACCTGTGGTTCCTTTCCTGCGAATGCCGGGTTCTCAATGATATGTTGCATGACCAACGCATCCATGTCACTCATGTTTGCTAAATCAGTGCTGTTAATCTTATTGAAAACGATGGCGTCTTTAATACCTGTCTCACGTGCAAACTCATTAAACTTCGCAATGTCGTCACTTGCAAAGGCGTGTTTTGGTTTTTTCGCTAATGAATCTGTAAGTTCCTGAGTCTTCTGTCTCAGAGTCGTCAGTTCCTTAAATGCTTCAGGTATTGCTTTTTTGGCATCATCAACCGTCTTAAACTGATCACCGAATATCTCATTCAGTATGCCAGTGCGGATGGCCTCGATGTCGGGTACAATATCTTTTATGGGTTCTGTTTTGGAAGTATTTACAACGGGTTCGGTTTTAACCGGTTCAGTCTTTCCTGTATCGGGTACAACCGGTTCCTCCGTTATCCCGTTTAGTTTATTGATTTGTGTTGCTATTGATGCTGTGTCCACACCCTCAATTGACATGAGTGCGTCCATTTCTGAATCACCGCCTGCTTGTTTCTTTGCCATAGTTAGTTGTTATTTGGTTTTACAAATTTATGAAAATTCCTTATGCCGATACCGGAACTTGATTTTTTGCCGTGTCCTGAACAATACTTAAACTGGATTGAAGACCAAGTTTTTCCATATCTCTTGAATGTTGAAGTTGGGCATATTTCTCATCAATAGCTTTTTTGGCTTCATATAGTTTGATTTGTTCGTCTGTTTTGACTTTTTCCTCGTTCTCTAATAATTGATTTTTGAGTTGAATTGCTTCTTGTTCTCGTTGTTTATCTAAGTTCATATTGGCTTCTTGTAGTTTTTGTTGCTTCTCTTTGTTCTTTTTTGTTTTATAATTCAAAAATGCTTCAGCATATTTTAAACTACCAGACTCCAAAAGTCTTTCTATCATCAAAAAGTCAGCCAACTCAATTCCAATTATTCCATCCCTGTCCGGTGACATTGCCTTTGTCGCTGCATTAAGAATACTTACTTTCCTCTCTCTCGTGGGTTTCGCTTCATATTTGATGAAGTAATTCGCATCTACGGTATCTGCACCAACGCTTATGACCTGTACCCCGATATTGCCTATTACTGGCATATATCCTGTATAGGCTTCTTTGTCGTGTTTTATAAGCAATTGCAGTCTCAGGGATATATTCTTTGCAGTTTGTTCTTTTAAGGTTATATAAGCTCCATAAATTGAGCGTAAGGCATTATTTGTTGCTGCCATTGCGATTTCCGATCCTCCTACTGACTGTTCAGGATTTGGAGTTGTTGCATCCGCTATTTGATTTATACCCGTGAGGTCACGAATAGCATTGGTATTAAATTCAAATATCGTGATGAACTCTCCAAGTTGCGCTCCGATGCCTCCCTTTAACTCTTCGATTGGATTACGTCCACTCGGGGTGTTCATTACTCCCTTATGAGTAGTTGCCTTCCAAATCAAATTACCGGTCTGTCTCTGTATTTTCAGAATTTCAAGAGGTTCCATCTTGTTCTTCCCAAGAGTCATGTTCTGTAAAGAGGTAAATTCGATAGCGATTCCGGGAGGTGATGCCATTGCAATAGCATTTTGCAACTTACAATAAGTTAGGGCTATCTGATGTAGGTGAGATTCTGAAAGACTTACAAGCGATCTGTAAGGTAGTTTATAAAGATGATACGATAATTCCACTTCTTTCTTACCCGGACGTGGCACGTCAAACTGTAATCCAAAATCGTACACGTGATCTGTGCCTACTATCCATTTGCATTTATAAACAACTTTGATATCAAACTTCTCAGTCTTTTTCTTATCTGTGTTATGAACTTTTCCCCATTCCTCATCATAGGTTAATTCAGTTCCGTATTGCGTTGTGCGAGTAGTACGGTAACGACTATCTATTGAAAACCACTCACTATCCATTACATCAACAAGGAATCCATCATAAGTGCCTGAATGAGTATCCGTGCTGTATGAGTAAGTACTCAAATCAGGATTACCGTTCATCCCTTCGTATTCCTTTGCTAATGCGAGGAGTTCTTCTTCTTTTATTTCAGGATTGAATTTACGGAGATCAGAAATAAGTACCTGAATCAACTCTCCCGCATATTCCATGTTTTTGTGATCAACCGATTTTGAGTATTGCCCGACAAAAACTGCGGGGTCAACGTATCTTACTTTTACTTTTTTGGTGTACTGATCGGTATAGTCTTTTGTTGCTGCACAATTTATCACGCAAAGGTCTCTGATTATTTGTCTCTTTATCTCTTTCCATTCAGAGATATAAAACGTGTAATCAAGCCCCTGTTCAATCTCAATTTCCTTTGCGAGTTTAAATCCTCCGGCTCCTTCGTATAGATTTAGTTCCTCCATACTTTCAGGAACATATTCTCCTGTGCGGTCGATGCCCATAGATTGATCTATGTAATTGAGGATTTCTTTGAACTTCATCCGGTACTGCATATCCAATTTTGCAGATTCTTTTTCTTCCGTACTCGAAGGGTCAACTGCTGTTGCTACTACCTGGTGATCGGTTTGTTCCAACATCCCCTCTACTACCCTTAAAAATTTTGGCATGACAGAGAATACATCCCAGTTGATATTCATGTAACCTGTCATCTTTGCATTGGGGTCTGCTACTTCGAGTAGTATTTTCTGATATTGACGTGGATCTTGTTTTCCGTCTGCTAATTCTCTTAATGAAGCAAATTCACTTACGGTAGAAAATGGTATTGCGCTTTTGCCTGTCTTCCATCTTGAATACATGGCTTCGCACCACTTCTTTCCCCATTCTTCATTTTTCTCTTTTGGATTAATGTCATCCTTTGGAAACGGATAACCTCCTTTGGTGTATTTTTCGAGCGAAACTGGCATTTATCAAAAGATTTTCAACAAAGTTAATGTTTTATCTCTTAACTATAAGTCCTTTTCTGAAAGAAGTTGTCAAGCACATATTCCTTCTCGTTCAATTCTTCTATCTCATCATAAACTCCACGAGTCCCAAGTAATGCATATCCCCCTGCTGTGAATAAGTCATAATTAGTCATGTCTTCAGGACCATCAATATCCCTGCACTCTTCAAGAACTTCAATATGAGTTTCAATATCCGCCTCGTTCTCAATCCATGTCATGTACTCAGTAAAAATGTCCTGTTTTACTTTGTTTGCAGTAGTCCCGGGAGTTTTGTTTATCTCGAAAGTTTTAGGATCAATCTTAAAAAGTAGATATTCCGAATATCCTCTTTCTACAAAATAATCCCAAAGTAACGGAACGTCTATTTCAGGGAACATCTTTACTCCATAATACACGCACATCATAAGCATATCTTCTGCATAGATATTTTTATCAAAAGTTCTCTGTGCATAGGTGCAGACAAATTTCCGTTTCATTGAAAAATCTCCGTCTCTGATTTTTCCTTTCCTTACAACGGCTCCTCCTCCTTTTGACTTTCTATTTCCCTCTGTGATATTGAATTTGAATGGGTCTCCTCCTGCTACTCCCCAATGCGTGTTTGCGGGTTCAATTAATCCATCATCATTCCTGATCCACTTATTAGATTCACTATCATTTAATTGTTGACTGAGACGAAATTTGCCTTGCGGATTGGCAACAAAAATAACTTTGGAATCCCTGAGATTGTCTTTCCATGCAAAATTACCTACCGCAATATCCTGTCGTGCAAAAGTCAGATTGTCAATATAGTTTTCAACTTTGTTCATATTGAACCCTGATGACTTTGATGCGGTTCTGAAACATTCTGCAAATCGGATAGGGTATAGTCTTATGTTTTCCGATAATTTCTCTTGGTCTAACTCATACCCTTTTCGTATGTTAAGCAAATACTCGTGTGCTCCTATTTTTCTTCCGATGTATTCCGCTTGCATTTTATTTGGTGTTCCCTTTATACTCATCCCGTACGGGTCAATGAATCCCTGTAATCCATCGTCTGCCGGAATAAATAAGTTTGCAAGGCCTGACTTAGTTTGTCCGTTCGGGTTTCGTTCATAATACTTACTCATGTTGCACTGGTCTTTAAATGCCTTCCCTCCTCCTTTTTCCATCTCTCCTACGGTGGAAGTCTTAATGGTGAATCCGATTATATCACCTCCCATTACAAGGCATTCCTTGACTACTGCGTGTCGATCCCAACAAGAAAGTCCCTTTTTAAGTTTTCCCACCTCGTCATCATGATGAAAATATAGTTTGTCACCATCATAAGCTGACGGGTCTGCCATTTCATAATTAATACCTGATTCAAGTCCCAAGTCTGACTTTGATAATGCTCCTTTTGAAGATAGTCTGGTCGCCGGAGGTGAAAATGAAAGTTCTGTTTTCGGAGACGTTGAACCCTCGTAACTTGGTTTAAAGAAGAAAGGCAATTTCTTCCATGGCGCAACAAGGTGTCTCAGGAAGCATTTACGAGCCTGAACATCATTCATAGACTGAATCCCTCCGAAAGCTCCCATCGTTCTGCTTATAATCTCGTAGTTGATACATTCAGCCTTGTACGTTGCTCCTTCCCTACGGTGTTTTGCATAATTGAACCCAAAGAATAGTCTTCTTCCGAAGTCAACCCATTCATATTTTCCGTCTTTGTCTCTTATGGCTTTCCCTTCTGCATCTACTCTTGGTGCCTTTGTTTCGGTGTATATTTTTCTGGCGAACAAAAAGAATCTTCGATCTCTGTCTCTGTATTTTGGTAATCCTACATCAATAAACCACCATCCGCAATAGAAGTAATGCCACCCGTCAATGTATGTTGGTACTCCATTATTGTAGAACCAATATCCCTGAAGCCTTCGTCTCCATTGTAGGTCAATAAACTCTATCTCTTCAGAATAAATATCCTTGTGTTCCTCCAATTGTTCCCATATCTCATCCAAAGTCTCGTGCTTTGATTGGAGTTCCTTTAATCTCTTTGGTAATTTAGGTGGGTGCCACATCTGTTCCTTTGCCGGAAGTCCAAAATTATCAATAAGATGAGGTTCTGGAGGCACTGGTAATTCAATCTCTATCGGGAACAAATCTTTATCATCGGTATTGACAAACACACTCTTCTCTGCATCCTGATATTGTGACAATATTTGAGGATCAACTTCTTTATAATATCTCTTTAAGAGTGCAAGGTGGTTCATCTTGGAAATGTATTCTTAATTACTTGTTCATAATTAATCGAGAATAAACTTTGCATTTTATGTTCTTCTATTGATAATTTGCTGATCCACCAATAAAACGCTTCATAAGGATCGTTAAAAAACTTACTTATGCTTTTTCCCGCATTAATATTCTTTTCAATGGAATTAACTGTTGTTGTTACAAATCGTGGAAACATTTTATATTCTCTCATCCTTTGAGGTTGTTGTCCTAAAGGACACCCGATACATCCAAGACGATGAAATCCTTTATCATAAAAATCTGAATATGCAAGATTGTTCTTATGAATGTATGCCCATATATCTTTAGTCGTCCAGTGCATAATAGGATATACGTGAATCTTATCCTTTATCCTTGTGTCGCAAACTTCCGGTTCTTTAAGTGCTAATAACCGCCTCCCTCTCTTTGATATTTTTTTTGATGTTTTCCCTCTTTTAGCCCAACTTATTTCTTCTTCCCTTGACTCATCAATTCTTAATCCTTCGTAAGTTTTTGCGCCCTTACCGACATATTCTTTTAGATGTTGACAACAAAATCTGTTCTGCCGTGTTGGTAGTCCATATTTTTCAATCAATTCCCAAAAAGAATAACGAGGTTGAATGATTTGTACATCAGGAAAATTATTTCTGATAAACGAAATATGCCCGGGAGGATCAATAGTTGTATTTTGATAACTATATGTAAAAGCAAGTCCCGTCTTTCTGGCTAATTCTTTTAAGACAACACTATCCTTACCTCCCGAAAACTGAACAATATTTTCACGTCTTGGGTCATAAAGACCAATCAGTATTTTGATACTCTGTTTTTCTAAATCTGTATTCATCTTCCTCGTAATGTGTATCCTTCCTCGTCATGGTGACAAGTAAGTGTTTTAATAAAATATCCTTTTCTACCTGTCTGCTTCATTTCTTCGGTAAGTCTTATCCAAAGGTCTGCATCTCCCGGATTCGGTGTCCCTGTGGCCTCAAATACATCCCTATAACGTAATTTAGTGTCCGAATACTTCACGCAAGAACTTGATGCTATCATTCCTCCCGGAACCGGATAAAACTCTTCTACTTCGTTATTAAGTGGCTTATATGGCAAGTGGACAGTATTGTAACTTGATGCCGTGCAGACAAAAAATGGATTTTTTTCTTCAATAACCCGATTAATGAGTTCCAAATGATTGTTTCCCCATGAGTCATCGTGGTCTAAATGGCAGATATACTCAATACCATCTTTCAAAGCATGATCTATTCCTGTAATGAAAGCCGTCAATCCTCCGCTACACCACAACTTCATGTCTCCAAATTTATACTTCTCCCTTTCTACTGAATGTGGCAAGTTGATGCACGTTACATTTGGGTATGGTGTTATTATTGTTTTCAGTTCCATGTCGTTATCATAATGATCTCCTATAACATAGACCTGAAAGTTCTTAAATGTCTGAGAATGGATGCTTGCGAGTGCCCGTCTGAGGTATGCAGGAGTCTTCCCGTCTGGTCTCTGATAGGTTGCGATAACAACTCCTATCTTTGCTATGTTTTTTTTAAGAATGAAGCAATTACTTTCCGTAACAGTTAATGGAAATGCACCTATCTCATTTTTCATACACCCAATAACTTCATATCTATTGCCCATACATGAGACTATGCGATCAATTGCAGGTTTTACTTCGGGACTGAACTGACTATCCATGTAATCATCAAAAACAATATATCCTCCCGGTTTCACCATCCCTGAGTACATCTCAAAGTCCTGAGTTACATCAGTAAATGAGTGTCCTCCATCAATGAATAATATATCTATGCCTCCATGAATACTATTTCTTATCCTGTTGACTATATTTACGTCATGTGAACTCCCCTGTATGTACTCAAACTTATTTCCGGGATAATTATGTCTTAAAACATTTGCGTATGCGATATTTGGGCTTATTGGAGTTCCTGTATCAATGGAAAATACATTAGTCTTAGGTCTTTGAGTCATAAGACATGCGCTCGCTCCCGCATAACACCCGATTTCTACATAATTTATTTCACCTTCATACATACTGGCAATGTCATAAAGAACATGAAAGTGATGATGAAATGTTTTTACGGTCTTGCTAATCTCTGCAAGTAGATCGAGTGACTTTTGAGAATGAATTATCATATAAATTGTAATATTGTTTGTGATTTAAAATTAGCAAATCTCTTTTCTTCTTTATCAAAATAAGATTTATCTATCTCAAAACCAATAAAGTTAATTTCTGATTTATATGCAGCTATTCTATTAGAACCACTTCCCAGATGAGTATCAATAACCCACATCCCACTTTCCCCAAATTCTTTATACATCAAATCATAAATTAATACAGGTTTTTGAGTTGGATGTATTCTTTTTTCATTGAGTTTTTTGTTTCCTTGTTGTATCATTGGTTCTTTTAAACTTTTGGCTTGCATCATTCCCGCCCAAAGAAGTGGTACTGTTATTTCATAATCAATAAAACTACAATAAGCAACTTCATATCTATTAAAACTTACTCCATCGGCGACTCCTTTGTCCCATCTAATCCTTCCGTTTCCTAACCCTGTCCAATTTACAAATTCAACTCCAAAAATTATTTGATGTCTACTGATTCTTAAAAGTTCATCAAAGTATTCCTGTCCCGGGACTTCTTTATCCCAATCTTTTAATTCATAAGGTACTTTATTTCTATTTCCATTCAATCTTGTTCCATTCTTCTGCTTTACGGTTGTGTTCATTTCTTTTAAAAATGGCATGTTTGCAACATCTTTCCCATAAGGTATGTCACAAACAGCAATATCAAATTGTTTGTCTTTAAAAGAATATATTTTATTTCTATAATCTTCATTATAGACTATACTGGTTAACATATTATTGTTTTGTAATTACAGGTTTTTGTTTGATTGAAAATATTGGGATTGTTTTTTCTAAACTCATAATACGGATGCCCTTTCTGGTAGTAATCCCACGTCAGATGATATGCCTTTGCACCCTTTGTTTTTACCCATCTTAATCCCTTAGATGCACATGCCATACGAAAATCATCATCTATTGAACGGGGTGCATTAAAGAGAATGTCAAGGTCTTTATTTTGAAGTGTCATCAAATGTGCTCCACTATCACACCAGATATAATCTTTGGTTACTTGTTTTGCTCTCGGAATCCAATCGGAAGGTTTTGCAATATGATGTGGAAAATTGCTCATATTCAAATCTACCGTGCATACCCCTACTTCCGGGTGTTGAAGTATCTGCCAAATCTCCTGAAATGTATTTGCCGTATTATTTACAAGCAAGTCTGCATCAGTAAAAGTGATATAAGGATATTGTCTTATTAATGGTTGAAAGTCTCTCAGGAATATCTTAACTGCGTTATCCGCTATATTTTCCTCGAACTGAATATATCCTTTTAGTCTTTGTTGAATTAAAAATGCCTCTATCTGTGGACTGTTTGGACTCTTGTTTTCAACAATGAAGTAATCCTTGTTGTCCATGTACATACTCTCGAAACACTTTGCAATATGTTCGTGGTTATTATAACACCATAATATGCAAAGATGATTATTCATTTACGATGATAATTTGGCACGATAACCCTGTCTGTGTTGTTACACGTCAGAAGTTCATTGCTTCCAATATTCACGTCAACTGTTACTCCCGCATGCACGGCACTATCGTTTCCGATATTTATGTGAGGTACCACCGATGATCTTATGCCAAAGAAGTTCCGATCTCCTATTGTGCAATGTCCGCATACGATTGTTGCGGATAATATATTATGATTTCCTACGGTGCAGTCATGCCCGATGTCGCACCAGGGAGTAAGGTAATTGAAGTCACCAAGTTTCACATTTGCCCCGATTAGCGACCATGCTCCTACAATGTTTCCCTCTCCCTTTATCTCTGACTGAACAATACAAGATGAATGGATGACATTTGGAAATTTGGCTCCCTTTGCCTTCATTATAGCAACTACCTTTTGCCGGAAGTCAATATGTGTCATCCCAAGAACAAATACATCATCTGGCCCCGGACGATAATTGTCGATAGTTCCAAGTATGGGATACTTCTGAAGATTGTCGTACTGCTTGTAGTATTTCCCGATGTTCTCAGGATATTCCAAGAATCCCAAGATGCCTTCAGGAAACAAACTCATTATTTCTGATACGGCACCACCTGTGCCAATTATGATTATATTATTCATGTTGTGTATAAATTTTGTGTTTACTGAGGTCGGGGTACGGTAACTCGATGTCCGGCATTTGTTTTTTTGTACCATTAACGTTATAAAACTTCGCCATATTGAGAAGTCCAAGAGATGCAATCATTGGATTCATGTAAAAGTTATAACCAATCATCTTAAAAGAATCCTGAACAAGATAACCGCACTCCTCTCTTCCTGAGAAACGAGCCTTTTTAAACCACACATAAGCATCATAATTATCAGTTAAAATACACCCTCCCTTCCCCAGATTCAAGTGCTTATAAGCTCCTGTGAATGAACAACACATATAGGTATCTGGTAAGTACATATCCCCTGTGAATCTGAGTGCGGAATCCCATACTTTGCTTCCAAGTAACGGATACGCTCCTTTCAAATATCCATCTACACTTCCTGTTGGTTTATAGAACTTTACATTTCCTCCTGCATGTATGATTTCGCACGGAATTGACGGATAGGTATAGCAAGGTATAACGATATCCTTCCCTTTGATGTTATCATACATCAACGCAAGGAATATAGCATTGCTTTGATTATCTACCGTTACACAATATGGTGCTCCGGTGTATTTGCATATTTCCTCCTCAAAAGCCCTTGTTACTTCATGCACGTTGTTCATAGCATTTCTTTATTTCGTTTTCGATTAACTTAAAACTTATCAAATTTCCTACTGCCTCGTCCGGGATTATTATGTCAAACTCCCTTTCCAGAAATACAATCATCTGTACGTGATGTATGGAATCCCAATTTGAGGTATTATCCATATTGGACTGATCGGTTATTTTCTCAATAGGCATCTCGAATACCCTTGCCATAACCTTTTTTATTCTCTCATTCATAACGGAAGTATTTTGCTGCGTGTGGTTTGTAGTCGTTACTATTTATTGTGAATATACTTTTATCATCTGTAAAGTTAAATCCAAGTTTCGGATAAAAGTCTGCCACCTGTCCATTTTTTGATGTCGGGACATAAATACCTAAAACTAATGTATCTGATTTTCGTTTCTTGTAGTCTTTCATTATCTTGTCTATAAAGGCATATTCAATGCCTCTGCCAAGTATCCGACAACTTAACAAGAATATATCTATAACTCCATGATATATTGCACATACTCCTGTCAATCCATTATCTCCAAACTTATCCTTTACCGACAAGGTATATACATATCCAGACGCCATGAATCTCTTTATATTATCCTCATTACAACGATGGGATGTCAAGTTGAATTGATTTGTCTTTTGAGTAAGTTCCACAATACGTGGGATGTGTTTCGATTCATTGACCTCTATTTTGAGCACCATGTCAAGAGATGCAAGGTATTCATTGATGTCCGTGAATTGTTCCTTTGCTTTCGCTCTCTGGTAGTTCTCCTTGTACTGTTGGGTCTTTGTGAAATTTCCTTTGAGGTCAAAATTATCCAAAACAACTCTCGTTAACTCTTGGGGAGTGATTGTCATTACTTCCGGCAACTGTTTCTTTACAAGTTCCCTTTCAAATTCAGAATCATCTACAAATACTATCGCATCCAACCCGACATTAAGTTCTTCTGCAATCTCTTTCAGATTCGATGCCTTGTCGTTCCAATTAATGCGTTTTACAGAGATATATTTCTCGGTCAATAACTGATCTTTCATTGCCTCTATCACGTCTGTTTCATTGTTCTTGCTACACAATCCAATGATTACACCATGATTTGCAAAGAATATAATATCTTGCTGCAGGTCGGTGTCGTGTTTTATTTCTTCTTCTCCAACAATCCCTTTCCATAGGGTGTTATCGCAATCAAAGATTATTGCTTTTTTCATTCCTTACATTTTACTAATGAAGTACTACTTAATACCATTACTCCGTGTTGATTATGTATGTTTATTCCAAGTTTTATCTGATTAAACTTTGGCATTTTATCCATTACTTGAGCCTCTATGGTTAACTCATCGTTCACATAGACAGGACTCAAAAAAGACATATTCTGTCTTACCCAAATTGCTCCATCTCCCGGCAAATGCATTCCTATCATTGTAGAAATAAAAGATGCCACTAACATACCGTGAACAATAGCATTTTCTCCAAAGTGTATAGAATTAGTATCGCCTGTAATTGCTACAAATGTATAGACGTCAGAGGCGTATATAGCAACTTTTTTGGACATTTTTTGTCCAATTTTAATTTCTTCGTACTTCATAGCATCCTCCATAGATTTGCTCCAAAATTGAATCCTGCTCCAACACCTACAAGCATAAGTAAATCGCCTGACTTTATGAGTTTTTTATTTACAGCCTCATCAAGTGCTATTCCAATACTTGCTGCACCGGTGTTTCCTATCTCGTCAACATTGATGTATGACTTCTCTCGAGGTATTCTCATCTTGTCAAGGATATACTCATTAAGCACCTTGTTTGCCTGATGAAAGATAAAAAAATCAATCTCACCAATGCTAAGATTTTCCTCTTTGAGAAGTTCTTTTATTGAATATGGCATATTGGTTACTGCCATCGTCCAAGTCTTGTGTCCTTCGTGTTCAATTAGTCCTCCTTTTTTTAATCGGGTGTCCTCGTAATAGGTTGAATCGGTACAAAAGAATGAATTGATATGCCCAATGCCGTACGGTGTCCTTCCAAGCAATATCCCTGATGCTCCATCACTGAAAAATGGTGCCGAATATTTATCTGTCTTGTCAGTTAGTCTCGATAGTATCTCTACTCCGATGACAATGGCATATTTTATCTTCTGGTTTCTTCGCATGGTATCTACTGCAATATCGGATGCAGTAATGAGTCCGGTGCATACTCCGTTTACATCTATTACTTCACAATGTTTTGGACCTCCTATTGCCTGATGTATCTTTGCAGACATTGGAGGAAACACATAATCCTGACTGAAAGAGGCAATCATAATGAGTCCTATTTCTTTCGGGTCTATGTGTGGAAATCCGTCTTTGAGTAATAACTTCTTTGCCACGATAGTTGCCATAGAAGATGCCGTCTCTCCCTCTGATACATAATACCTGCGTTTTATGCCAAGTTTTGACATTATCCATTCCTCTGTCATTCCGGGAACATTCTGACATACTTCCTTATTGGTGTTGATGTTGTTGGGCAAATAACTTGCCGTTTTGATTATTCCTATTCCGTTCATATTATTATTTTAAAAGTTCAATATTCTCATAAATATTACCAATAACAAACGGAGAATAAAATTTTTGAATATCCGAATCAAAACATCTCGATAAAAGTCCCCATCTATTAAATTTATTTTTACAATAAAATGCCCCGTCCTCAAAATAAACAGTCATCGGGCCATTTTCCTTAGACATTGCGATTAAAATATCCCCTTCGTATATTTCTTTGCCATTCTTGTCTTTCAACCCTGTAAATTCAACTACTTCGTATTCGTCTGAATAATTAAGAGACCTTGTTGCTAAATCATCAATTGGAAGTAATCCAATTATTTGACCGTCAATAGTAAAAAATACACATTTGCCTTGAATGCGATTACATTCTTTACCGTCTTCGGAAAATTCAAATTTGTTATCAAAAAACTGGTTAGGTTTTCCATTAGTGTAAACTCCTTTCTGCCAATCATACGGATATACTTTTAAGAAAGCTCCAGTTTCTTTATGCCATAATTTAAACCTATGTTCTCGTTTCATTTATGAAGTCCTCCAAGATAAATTGTTTGCGAAGTAATATAACCTGATTTTTCTGAGCAAAAGAAGTCAATGACATTAGTTATGTCGTCAATGGTTGCTTTGCGTGGTATTGGGAATGTCTTAACTAACGCATCCACCGTCTCCGGCTTGTGTTGTGCAAGCATATCCGTATCAATAGCCGATATTGCAAGGGTGTTACAAGTTATGTTCTGACGTGCATACTCTTTTGCAAGGATATTTGTCATAGTTTTCAGTCCGGCTTTGCAAGCTGCATACACACTGTCTCCCATTGCCTCGCACACATCCGCAATTGAACCGATGTTTATTATTCTGCCATAAGGGATGTCGTACATGAGTTTTGATGCCTCCCTGCACACCAAAAACGGTGCGAGTAAATCCACCATTATCATTTGATATGCATCAAATCCAGGCATTTTCTGTGAGAATCTGGAAGACATAATGGCTGCATTGTTGATACAAATATCAATTTCTGAGGTAAGTGCTTTTATCTCAGAAAATACTTTTTCTATTTCTATTGGCATTGATAAATTAACTGCATAATGACGATAATTTATGTCATCCTGAACTTCACTTCCACTTATGCCTATTACTTTTGCATTATGGGCAAGGAAATGTTCTGCAATACTTCTTCCAACACCTCTACTTGTTCCTGTTATTAAAACTGTTTTTTCGTTGTACATAATTATTGATTTAGAATATTTGGGAACACTGAAATTAATTCACCTATTCTCGGATGGTTTTCAGGATACATCCATCCTTTCGGTAGTGGATTTTTTGCCCTGAACTCCCATTTGTTTTTTTCTTTTACAAGTTCTGTAATAACTGATAAAAAAACTTCTTCCCTTTTTGTCTTTGCTTTCATGTCATTTGTATTTAATGGGAAATATTGCATCTCCCGGCTCCACGTGAGGTGCTGAATAAAAATTTGGTTTGCCCATATATATCCATTGTTCTGCTAAAAAACGATTAGTATGATTGAGTTCACTTATTGGAGGACATCTATTGATATACTCCCTTCGGAACCACCAGAAATTACCAGAGAAATGATTTGGGGACTTCAGATAACCAATGGAGGACACATCATAACCATTCTCTACCCTATCTCTATGTTCCTGATAGCGATTTATCAGTTGCTCATTCATCATTGATCTCCAATGATTTATAGGTACTTCAAATGGTCTGGTTACTGCTTTGGTGTGGAAATATAATCCTACATACTGTGAGTCATCTGCCTCGATTAGCCTGAGTGTAGGAAACTCGTAGTCCTCTGGTCTGTTTGAGTAATATTTGATTTTTAACTTCGGGTACACGTTAACAAAATACTTTTCAAGAAAGGCTTTCTGGTCTGGCGCACCAATGCACCCAATGTTTATTTCCTCACATTCGTCATAAAGTCCTGACGTAAGTAATATGCGCATTTGATCTGTAATTACCGTGTACCAATGCGATACCATCCAAATATGCCAAAACACTTTTGCTGTCATTTGTTTTCTTCTTTAAATGCTGGTTCTCCGTTCTGTGCCCTCTTTGCAAAGTCCTCCGGTCTGAGTGCAATTCTTTCGTCCTCCAAGCAACGAAGCATTTCGTCTTTCAGATAGGGATTTGAGTCTTGGTTGAGCATTTCCAAAAGATTCTCTTCCAAATTATCCCTTAGTTCTGCAAGTTTAGAAATGCTTTTTGTTTCTCCTGACTGTATTTCGAGCATGAGATTGCAATAGGCAGTCTCAATACTGATTTGATATGCGTACTTGTACGACCTATGGAGCATAACATATTGGCAAATCTTCTGATTAACCACCTTATTTTTCCCCTTTAGAAAATCTTCAACTACCGGTTCAAACACTCCTCCTCCTTCTACTTTGAAATCACAATCGTGTGCTACTTCAATTTTCCTCTTTAGTACATCAGAATATTTTCTGCGATATGGAGAATGAGCATCATACATACATAACACGTATTGCATCACCTTGGTATTGTCAAGACTTTCTCCCGGATTTGCTCTGAACTCTTTTATTTTTCCAAGGTCCTTGTAGAATTTAAGAATATCCGTACCGTCTGGTACTTTTGTCGGATCGAATCTCATTTGAGAATACTCCTTCGGATGGAACTGCCCTTTCATAATATCCAATTTATATACGGTTTGCCTTCGTAATTTCTGTCCCATACAAACCATGCAAACGGAATCATACCTCCGTTCTTGTGAGTGCCTGCATGTATCCCAAAATTTACACGCTTACTGAATTGATAAACGCATTTCAGGGGAAATTTCTTATCCTGAAACATCTCATATCTCTTTGCTCCTTCAAGGAAGGCGGTTTTCAGAAACATTGCTATTTTAATCTGAGAATATTGTTTTGCTTGAAAAACAAATTCCAATGCAAGGTCGAATGGAGGATTTGTTATTATGTTATCCACGGCAGGGAATGGTGCCGAAAATACTGAGTTATCATTTAAGAAATCTATATCCGGAACACCGTATCCATAGTTGTTAAGGTCCGAACTTTTGACATCATATCCTTGTTCAATAAGAACTTTTGATATATCTCCCATGCCACAGGCAGGTTCCCATACACTCCCCTCAAATTTTTCATGTAGCAATAATGCTTTTGTTGCACTTGGAGGTGTCGGATAAAAATCTGCCTTGGATCTTCCAAGCCGACTATTATCGCCTGCTATCTTTCTAGCTGTATCTACTGAACTCATATTTTGGCAAGTAAATTGCGTCTCTGAACTCTGAATAACTTCACCCCGTTGTTGATCTTCTGATGCATATCGTATTGCAAAGGAATATCATGGGTCTTTCTGATGACCACTACATCACCCACCGCTACATCAACACCCCTGTCGCTCTGAAATTCATCAACATAAGCTCTATTGGGTGTTCCAAGGTATTTTATCTTGCCGTACGTCACCTGATTGCTGATCTTCCGTCCCAGAACTACTAACTCCATTCCAAGTGCCTTCATTCGTTCTCTCTCACGTGTTATTGCGGGATCTTCAACCGGCTCAATCAGGCAAAATCCATTTACAGGTATCACTTGCTCTCCACGTACTATTGCATACACGTTGTCATAACTCACGAAGATATACTTGTCCTCACCTTCCAGAATATACCTTTTGTTCCGTGGATTAAGTGCGTTGATAACGGATAAATAATACAAGATTACTTTGTCGTGCATCCTAAGTTCCATGTCGCATAACCACGGCATGTCAAGGTTTGGCTTACCAGAATATTTCAAGTGCGAAGGCAATCCCCATATCTCCCCTGTTACAACTGCGTTCTTCTCTGCTTCAAAAGTATTATCCAAATAAAGTTCACAACCGTTCTTCAATTTTATTGAGGTATTGTCGGGATCAAGTTTGATAAAGACAAAATTATTTAAACAGACTTTTGGTTTCATTGCTTGACCTCCTTCTTTTTATCTGCCATTTCCTGATAGTTTTTATTTTTAAGGCAGATAAGTTTTCCATTAATCTCCTCAAACCGAATATATCCTTTCTTTTCCAATACACGGTATCTTTCTGCCGTTGCTCTCTTGTCGGCACGACTACTAAATTTCCATGCAGGATATTCAATGGTCTTTTCTACATTGATGCGTTGTCCATGATAATGGATTACCATGTAATTATCAAAAACCTGTTCTCCTTTTGTTCTTATGGGTTCTGCTTTCGGTGGTTTGGAAACTGGTTTCGTCCACAACCACAACTTAATCCATGCAAGGATATTCCGAATTGCCGTTAAAACTTTTTCTTTTGTCATAGTCTGTCAAAATTAATTCTTAAAATTCAAAATAGCAAGCCCCAGGTAACACGTGCCCGGGGCGAACTAACTATGAAAAACAAGAAAACAGTTACCTGATCGGCGGTCAGGCGATTCAAAGGTAATCTATTTTTGTTTCTTATTTTCACAATATTCAATTTGATGAGTTTCTGTATCTGAATTTAGTAAAGTGAATAACTGCCATTGGTTCTTTGGGATAATTTTTAAACCAATCAATAAAATCTTCAATTGATAAACCATCATTCTCTGCAATTTCTTTTGTTTTCACATCAGAATCAATATCATCAATGAACCAACCAAGCGGAGTTAATTCAATTTTTTGAATACCAACTTCATCTTTTAAGCAGGCAAATATTTCTCGTTGCTTACTTCTGTATGGCTTGTCTTCCCATTCTCTTAGGGATAATTTTGCAATTCCTTTATTCACTTCATCAATCCGTTTTTCCCATAGAGCATAATTTGCTCGAATAGTATGTTTCTTTTCATCCGTACAAAGATGTTCAATAAACTTAGTTTCTCTTCCTTTTTTGGGGTGAGTTGCCGGGAATACTTTAGAAACAATTATCACGTATGTTTTCATGTTTTAAAAGTTAGGTTGGTTATTATCCAAATACACTATCTTCGTTGTTTTGTTTTAATGCCAATTTATTTTTATCCATAAAATCTCTCACGTCCCATATTGCAATAGGTTGAATCTGCAACGATCTTGCCCAGTGTCTTGCCACCTCTTCTGTTACTGGATTTATTGCATATACCGCACCGTGTCCAAGCAGTCTTGTAAATGGAGGGTTTTTGTCGGTTTCAGGAACATCTACCCTTAGCATGTTTGTTCCTGCAATATTTTGTTCACTACATCTTCCGGCAATTTGACTGTGCCCAAATAATTCTACTATTGCCCATGATTCAAATTTTTCTGGTGTTTCCATTTTATAAATTTTAGGTTAGTTATTATCTTCCTCTGAATATTTGTCAAGAAAACTTAAATCTTCTTCGTTCTTGGGAACGTTTGCAAAATCTATATCATGATAACCTTTTGGATTTTCTTCCTGAATTGGGATGTCAGATACTCCATCCGGTCTCATGTATGATATAAAATCACTTATTTGAGGTGGGTATTTATTGGTATCTATGATATGATTGATCGTTTTTTCAAATTCTAAATCAGAAAACTTGTAAAACAACAATCTTTCGAGAAGTATATCATAAAAACCCTCAGATAGCATTGGATATACTATTTTTATTCTCGCAACATTAACGATAGTTCTTTCAGGTGTTAATATTGAAGTGTTTAGAGATAACTCTTGTGAGTCCTTCTTGACTAATTCCTGTTTGTTTCCTTTTTGAGTTTCCATTTTTGAAATATGTTTTAAGTTCGTTATATTTATTTGCGATTAAAGATAGGCTCATGTTTTCTCTTTTCCACTTATCATCAATATTCACACAGGCATTAAAAATAATTCTTAGATCGTTTATTGTTTTTTCTTCATCTGAATCAGGTGAATTTACTTTGTACTCTTTAAGAATCATTCCTGTAAATTCTCTTTCCCTTTCCCTGTTTAATATTTTATAATCTCCATATTCCTGAACAAAGGTTTCAATTATCTGATCTAAAAAATCTGAATTTTCCCCCATGGATTTAATTCTTTCTTCTTCTTCATTCTTGTTATTCTTATCATTCTTGTTATTATCAGGGGGGGGATGGTTTTCGATTGGTTGCTCAATGGTTTCTTCTATGGTTTCTTCTGTGGTTGCTTCGTAGTTTTTTGGGTTCTGATAGTAATCATATTTACAGATAGTTATCATAACACCTCCAAGTTGCTTCACTGTGGTTATTCGTTTGGTGTCTCGTAAGAATTTCATAGCACTCTTCGTAGCATTTTCGTTGTAAGTCTCTTTTCTCCATCCTACAAACCACTTAGTTCCTTCTCTTATATCCTCATAAGATCGAAACAATTGCCCTCTTTTAATTACATGTCCGTTATACTTATTCTCTTTTGAATTTGCCTCCCTAAGTAGGTATGCCCAAATTTCCCTTATACACGGAGAAGCAACAGATATGTCACTTTCCTGAATGATGCGGGGTTGTAATATGTATCCTCCCTTAATCATTGTATGTTTACAAATAAAAGCCCCTTGACAAAACAAAAAAACAGGTAGGATCTTGCGAGGGAACCTTTCCTGTTTATCGTCTGCCAAGGGGCAGTATCTACATTAAAATATAAATTCTTATTCATTTCCTCGCTTTTAATACAGAACAAATGTATAACTCTTTTTGAATAAATCAAATTTTATTTTTTAAATAAAAAGAAGCAGTCGATGGTTAATAATTACTTGAATCGTGCAAAAAACGTATCAATGGTCTTTCCTTCGTGCATGACGTAACAATCTGCACAGGGTAATATCCATAAAAGTTGCTTCGGCGTGTCACTTTCCCCGTAAATAAATACCCTTGACATTGAATATGTCTGTGTACTATTTGGGGTTTCTGGCAAGTCGCTGGAACCTATTACGGCATCGTTTGGTGTTAACGCAAACTTAGATTGATGATCACTACTTTCAGTTTCTTTGTGTTGGATTCTTTCACCATAAAATAGGTGCGTTTCGTGTTGACCGTCAATATCGGTCGTGATTACTTTTAATGTTAACATGATTTCTAATTTTTAAGTTTCTACTAATACTGTTTCTATTTTCTGACTGCTTCTTATTATATTTTATTTTTCATACAGAACTCGTCTATCCGATTAAAAAGTTCGATATCTTCATCGTGTAGTCTCATCCGAACACGAGCCATATTGCCCCTATCCGTCTTTGTTGTGCCCCAATAATGGGTGTATTTTCGCTTGAAATTCTGTCCTGCTTTTATCGCATCACGGTTAATAACCTTGACCTCTGATCTTAGATTATGCGCCTTAATAAGTGATGCAGCGAAGTATTGTTCGTGGAATAAGTTCTGGTGTATTATGACTGACCCGTACTTCTTAAAGAACAACTTTTGGTTCTCCGGTGCGAAGATATACTCCTCACTACACCTCCTCCACTCCTGAAAGAACTCCAAGTCATGCCCTCCACAGATGCCACAGTTATATGCGAAGTCATGTATCGGATTATCAACAATAATTTGTGGTTTTACGGGTGCTTTATCGAAGCACGGACGGAGTAGGTTGTAGTAATGATACCCGACTTTATCCATCGGCTCCCAGCTCTGGAAGCACAACCGGGCTTTAAGTATCTTCGGAGCGAGTGCATCCCAAAGAAACACGTCATTGTCAATATGTACAAACGGTTCTTTTTGTTCACAGTAAGCGAGTAGTTTCCCGTATGCCCAAAAGAACCGGGACACGGATTTCATCTCGTTTAGCTTATTGGAATAACTTGTAATTGGAAGTCCAAGAGGTTTGATCACATCAACACCCCAATCAGAAGAAATAAACTGCACCTCCTTAAAGTGTCGGGAGGCGCAGAGTATTGAGAGTGCAGTGGTAAAAAGAAAATCACTGTATTTGTTGAACCCACATCTATTGCCGAAGTCTTCATCTGGGTTAAAATATGAGAGAACTGCTTTCTTTATCATAGTTGCGATGGATTTATTTAACTAAACCCACCCATGTCCAATTGCATCCCCATAAGAGGTGTAGTCGGTTGTTCCGGTACATAATATGGACTTGGCTGCTGCAAACCTCCAATTCCATTCACTGAGACTACAAGTGGTTACGCACTCGTGAATATTGTGCCATTGGTCTCCCTCTTTCGGCCCAGATGTAGCATTTTCTACATTTACTCGAGCGTTGAGTTTGATCCTGGCCTTTACATTTGTTGCCATGATAAAAAATTTAAGTTAAAGAACTATGATTATTACAAAGGCAAAGTTATGAAATGCTTTTCGATAAAGCAAAAGCATAATAAATGTCATGTATGTAAAATATTTCCATATTGTTCTGCTAAAGCGGCAGCTATGCCTGGATATGTTTTAGATCTTAGTTTTCGCCTATCAGGAGAGGGAGGCATTTTCCAGACACGATGTTCTCTGCCTTCAACTATATTAGTCGGTTTTAATAAAGGTAGTCCACAAAGCCAAAGCCATGTTTCTTTTGTTTCTCCGTGTCCGAATTGCCAAGGTTGAATAACCTGGGATTTTTTACCGATATATCTTTGCATTATTGTTTTTGGTTGTTCAAGACAAACCATTTCACAAACATAACAAGCCTCCTGCCAGGCATCCTTGCAAAGTTGAATACCATCTATCCTTAATTGACTATTCCAATACCAGCGATTACCGCAAATGGCAGTATAGGTACATGGCGGATGGAGTATAATTAAGTCCCATTCTTTCAATCGTACTGCTCTGAAAAAATCCATTTTAAGATGCCATTCAGGATGACCCCCAGAACAATCTTCTAAGTCATTGGAATAAGCTTCATGTCCTTTATTTCTAAAGGCAATACAAACGGCCTGACTTTCTTCAAATCCGATTAGAACTTTCATTCTTTCTTCCTTAATAACGCAAACACATCTTTGTTTTTATTGTCATCCAATGGCAGTAGTGCAATACCAAAGGTGTATGATCGTGGTTTTACCGAACCCGCCGGGTGTCCTTCTCCCTTGTTCCATGTTGCATCTATCACGTGTTGTGAAAGCCCTACGTTATTAAACCCACACCGATCATGTGTAGTTCTTCGTAATTGCCATCCCTCAGTATCTTTAAACACCCCAAAATCAGCAGGGTGTTTGGGATCTCGGCAGAAATTAATAACGCAATACCCGGTTTTCTTATCGTGTAATTGCAGGTGTGTTATTGCAGCACGGTTGAACTCCACCAGTCCGGTAGAAGTAAATCTTACTGATGGTTTCCTTCGCATGGAATCTAGAAAACTCTCTCCACTTAACTTTTCCATTTCCATGGCTTATTCTGTTAAAAAAACATCAGAAGAGAATCCCGAGGCTCCCCTATGACCTCCACCACCACGGCTTTTGCATATTTCAGAACAATCAATAAGTCCGTTGTCATTGTATAGACTGTACATCCACTTCCCTTTCTGATACCAACAACATGCAAAACCATCATATCCGTCTTTATGATAATCAATGCCAAAATTGATAGGATTGAATCGTTCTTGGTTGACCATTGCAAATTTATAGGTATCAAACATCACAGGGTATCTCTTTGCATAAGTCTGCCGTGCCTCGGTACACAGATATCTATAAATGGATACTCCCGCTTCATGAATTTCTTCAATTACGGGATTACGAAGCGAAGGAATTTCTTCTTGCATATAAAGAGACAAGTATTTAAACGCATCATCTGGATTTGAAATACGTTGTCTGGCACCATACTGAAATTGCAGTACTTTAAGTTCTTCGTCTGTTCCTTTGTGTCCAAAACAATCATAACGACCAAGTAATCGTACAATTTCTGGCATCGGTTTATCAGGAAAAAAGAACTGCCATGTTAATTCACATGCAGCAAACTTATCGCCTCTAATACCGTTTGCTCTTAAATTAAGATTTTCTTTTATAGCAGATATATGATGATCTATCCATATAAGTTTAGTTCCATCATATTGATTCATAATATCCTTTGGAAAGGAAATATCAACCATTATAATAATTTCAGCATCAACAATACTGGGAATTGGTTGTCCATAGTCCCATCCGATGAGTTTTACATCAGGATATTTTAGTTTAACGATGGCAGCAGACATCCATCCATCTAAATCTCTTGAATGATAAATACAAATCATAGTTTTAAATTTATTTGGTTAGTAATTCCATTAGTTTTTCTTCAAGCCATTGCACGTAATCCAAATCAGGATAATCCATAAATCCAGTTTCTTTTATGTCTCGCATCACTCTTGGTGGTAAGTCTGGATCGACTATAACATCGCCGAATCTTCCGATTCTCGCAAACACACTGGTTTCACAAGGTTTTTCTGCTGTTTCCGCTTTATACTTCATCTGCAACTCAGTTCTGTTCATGGTTATTCCAGTTTAGGAAGTATAGAACTTTGCTCAGAATCATAAATGCCACAATCCAAATCCGGCATAGCATCATTTTTGTCCGACGCCACGTTCTCAAGAGGGCCATCCACATTCACCACAGTTGGCTGCATCACCGTCATCTTCGGCATCACATCGCCCTTAATCGTCTCAATAAGCCTGCTTCTTTCTCTTATCTGGTCTCCAGAAGCTCTTCTTATTATGTTTCCAGCATCATCCTTTGCCCCGCATCTCAGGTCTGTATAGCATACCATCACATAACAGACCCCGTTTACATCAAATTTACACTTCTTCTCGTTTCCCATAGTTTATCTATTATTAAATTAAACCTCAATAATCACTCCTTCCTTTTCCAGACAGGTACTTAACAAAGCTCTCCATGCCTCCCCTTCCCCTTCTCGTTATACTCTGACGGCCTTTCTCAATATCTCCCGTGTGTAACTTCATTATTACCACATCTTCGTTCTCGTAGTAGCTAAAGCCCTTCCTCGTGAATATGCCCATCAATAAACTCTCGCTTATCCCCGTCCTCTTACTCAATATCCTCTTATTGGTACATCCCCCTACCTTAATACGGTTATCCTTCTCTCCTAATTTCTTAAAATAGTAAACAAATAACTCCTTCCCCGTTAGTCTTATCCTCTCTTGTCCCATCTTTTTCCCGTACTTTTATCTTATTAAAAACTATTCTATGTCCACTAAATAGCAGATCGTATTTTGTCCTTTGTGTTCTATGTGCTGTAAAATTAAACCTTCTAATTCTAATTTCCTAATAAATTGTCTAATTTCTTCCCCAAAGGTAAGTGAGTATGTCCTTGCAGTCAATATACATATTTTACGATCGCCGGACAATTCCAAAATCGAAATCCCGAACCCGCCCCCCTATCTTTCATTTGCGGTCCTTTTTATGGTCCTGCCGAAAAGCGTTTTTCCCTCATCCCTGCAAATAAAGCGGTTTGCAGAACTGATCTGATAGGGTAGGGGATGAGTCATGTAACCCCAGATAACGAGCCTTTAAAATGCCTGTTTTACATTCTATTTGACATAATAATAATTATAGGACGATTGGAGCTGGTTGTAATGAGTAAAAAAACTACTCATTTGCATAACCCTTTGAAACGCCCATGAATTGCGGATTTGATGCGATAATGAGTAAGTTTATTACTCAATTATATACTATAACATTATGTAAAACTAATTAGTTGTATTGTTATTTGATGTAATTTTGTGGTTTTAAGGCACTGACGTTTGAAAATTTGGTTAAATGCTGTACATATGAGAACAAAAAACGCAAGCACAACGAGTTTAAGCGGGGTTTTTAGCCCTGATCTGTCCCTCTCCTCCTCTTCTCTTCCTTCTTTACCTAAGTCATTAAATAGCTTATATAATAATTTAGATACTTTTAATAAGGGTGTATTTGTTAAACTCTATCACTATTTATGGGGTCTTGTGAACTGGAAGACTATTAAACGGGGTGAATATGTTAGTTATTACTGGCTGTTGTATGGTCAGATGGTTCGGGCGGATCTCTCCCCTTATGCCTTTGCCCTACTGTCTTATATTTATTATATGACTGATCAGGGATCTAAGACTATACATTCAAATTTGATTTATTATAGTGGTGTTTTGCCTGGTTATAAAGCGTCATCTATTCAATGCATATTAACCAGGCTCGCAAGTTATGGATATATTACACGTCATACACGGGATTTAACAGGCTCCTGCCTTGCTGTGTCTCATGATCGACATCCTGTGTTTATTAAAATATCTCCTGAGGGGCTTAAATTGATTGAGGGGATGAGTAAGAATATTAACAGGTTATTGCTTAATACTTCTCTCAATGATCTGACAGGGGCAAATAAAAAACCCGGCTAATATTGCCGGGCTCCTGCGTTTCATTCTCTGTCCCAATCGCATCATAGTGGAATTGAAATTTACCGGGTACTTGCTATTTTGCTCTTTTTCCATTATGACAAATTTAGGTTATAAATAATTAACAAACAAATCTTTTTTAAATTAGCAAAGGGCTTTGATGCCATCGCTGCCCCGACCTGCTAAGATTAATGTGTCTGCATGTAGTTAACCTGCCATGCATAAAATTTTTGCTTATCTTCATAAGATAGATTATTCATTGCGCAGTTCATTATCTTTGCTTTCGTTGCGCTTGTTTTTGCTTTTCTGTAGCGGTTTTTGTAATCATTTAAAGTTTTCATTTTCTTAGCAGTTAAATTAATTATTAAATTCAAATACTCTCAGTCCTGCGCCCTCTTCGCTCTCCTCGTTACTGTTGCTTAATATGAGGTGCTTTAACCTCCGAAAATGCGTTAAGGCTGCTATGTTCGTCTTATCTAACGGGGTGCGTCTTAAATTGACTCTTTGCGCCCTTATCTGATCAGTTACCAGATCAAGCAGTGTATTTGCCTGCTCGTTGCTTAGTATTATTATATTTGCGCTCATAACTCTTTGTTTTACAGGGTTAAGGCATTACAAGCCATCATAATAATAACTATAACGGCGCAGATCAATATAAAATTAATCCTTTGCGTCCGGTCCTCTCTTGTTGTTAACTGTGTGTTTTTCATCTCTTTGCGTGTTTTTGGTTAAACATTTGATTAATTAATAAGTACAAATTTACACCTTATATTATATATAAACAAATCTTTTAACATATTTATTTTACATTTTAGTTAAATATTTTTGTTAATTTATTTGTTTATGTCATTTGGATGGTGTTACTTTGTCTTGTTAACCAATAAAACACACATATTATGACAGACTACAAAGCACAAGCGAACAAATTCGCACAGAAAAACGGGGTAAAGCTCTCATTTATTGGCGATCCTGAGTATAAAAAACATTTTGCAGACGACAAGCAATATAGATATGTTTTTAAATGCAAATTGACAAGGGGGCGCAAATCTTATACTTTCGATTTTGGGCAGTCTATTAATGTAGGGGCAGAGGCCCCCAATATGTATGATATTCTTGCCTGTATTCAAAAATATGACTGTGGTGACTTTGAAAATTTCTGTTCTGAATTTGGTTACGATGAGGACAGCCGGACAGCAGAACGCATTTACTTTGCAGTATGCAAAGAGTTTGCAGCCGTTGAGCGTCTGTTTTCTGATGTACTTGAAGAACTACAGGAAATTAATTAACTGGTGCTAAGCCATTGCGGAGAATGCCCGCAACCCTGCCGGACCTCTGGCGGGGCCGTTCAAACCAAAAAACACGCAAAAATGAGAACAAAATTATTTATCTATTCGATTACAGATCGTAAGGTTTCACGGACCTACGGCGGTACAACTTATAAATTCAATGTTTATGAAGTTGTAAACAATGATCTTAAATTCATAACAGAAGGAAGCGCATGTAATAGAGGGCATAAGGGCGAAGATTCCGAGGCTTTTGGCTCACTCCTGAAGGAAAGACCAGAGATCAAAAAGCTACTTATCAGAAACGCAAATAGGACTTTAAAAACTGAGCCTGAAAATTATTATGCTAAAACAATATTAAACGATATTGACAACTCTGGCGGTTATTACTCACATCATTTTGAATTGTTTGGGGTGAGATTAAAAAGAGTTGGCGCAGGCGTTTAAAATAGTGTTTATTGGTTTTCTGGTTAACATTGTGCCGGCTCCGCTCTTCTCTGGGGCCGGTACATTAACCAGAATTAACCCTAGTTATTAACTTTAAAATTCAATGCTATGACAATTTTATACATTTTCTTATACGTTTTTGTGGCCTCGTGCCTCGTTATGATCTTCCTCCCGTCTGTCAAACCTTTTAAATCGGTTAAAAAGTGTTAGCAAAATACTATTATAAGGAGTTAGATAACTCTATCTTGGTCCCTCGCTCATCCCTCGTTAAAATTGTGGAGAATGGCAAAAAGACCTATTTAATAAGGCTTTTACATTACTGCCGAGGGCATGAGCCGGGACAGGTTATACGAGTCAGAAAACGAAGCGTAAGGCTATAATATTACAATTGGATAAACTGGGAAAATTTAGAAACCATGAATAAATTAATTTCTTATACCTCCGAACAATTACAGGGCAAGTTTATCGCATGCTCTGTCATCCTTGATCCTCCTTCCTTGGGTGCAGTAATCCATGCAGAAGGACCATGTAAAGGACTGCCTGTACTTTATCATTCAATAAATGATGCAAAAAGTGATTCATTTTTTGATGATGAATGGGATCACATAATTCCGGCACAAAAATATTATGAACGGATAAAAACAAATAATTTCAAATTTTAAAAACCATAAAAAAGCATAATTTATGAAAAAACTCGAAACAATTACGCCCGAACAAGAAGCGTTAATCCCCATTGTCAGGAAAGAATGGGAAGATTTGTTTTATAAAAGCGGGGGAATCATTGATAAACCACTCTTTGAAAAACAAATAGCATGGCTTTATAAAACTTGTCTGCAGAAAGAAGCTCCTTATATATGGTATTGCGAATCTCCATTAATGTGTCAATTAGTAATAAATATTCTCAATCTCAGGGACAATCTCGGGGACAATCTCAGGGACAATCTCAGGGACAATCTCAGGGACAATCTCTGGGCCAATCTCGGGGCCAATCTCTGGGCCAATCTCGGGGACAATCTCGGGGACAATCTCGGGGCCAATCTCTGGGCCAATCTCGGGGACAATCTCGGGGACAATCTCAGGGACAATCTCAGGACCAATCTCGGGGCCAATCTCAAATTAGACTACAATCCTCCTTCTTTTTGGGGTAATATCTCAGATTATGGGTGGGTTGCATTTTATGATTATATTCAAAAACTTAATTATTTTGAATACGATTATGACGATTTTAATAATTTCAAAGCATTATTAAGGTCAAAGGTTTATGATTTTATTGCCTTCCCTTCTGTTGTTTTTGTTTCTTCCTGCCCTTTTGAAGTACATCAAGAAACAAACAAAAGACTTCATAATACTGAAGGTCCTGCAATAAGATTTAAAGATGGATATGACGTATATGCGATCCATGGGCGTATATTACCATCGTGGATATGGGAGAAGAAAGATACAATAACAAAGGAAATGTTTATTGGTGAAAAAAACTCTGAGATAAGGGCTGCAATGTATTCGATACTTGGAGAAAAGAGGGTAATGGATATATTAGGAGTCATTGAGATTGACAAAAAATTAGTTCAGCATCAAAATGACGAAATAGAAGTAATAAAACTTTTTAAGACAAAAGAACTTGTACAAATCACTGATAATTTGGCTAATTACTTGGCATGGGTTAAATTTACTTGCCCGTCTACCGGAACAGATTATCTTATTGCTTGTGAACCTCATTATACTGATGCAAAAGAGGCTGCTGCATCATTAAGTATATTTAAAAAAGAAGAGTATTCATTTAATTTCAGAACTTAAATTTTAAAAATTATGACAAAGAAAACAAACATCAAAGGGCATCATGGAGACGTTCAATTTTTAATGATTGAAAAACTCCCAGAAAATGCAAAGAAAATTGAGAACAGACCCCTTGCTTACGGAGAAACATCAGGCCACGTTCATGTTCTCACGGGACAAGTGGATATGTTCGAGATTGAGGGTAAAATGTATGCAGTTGTTGGTAATGATGGAGCAAGACTTCAGCACGTAATGGAGAATAATCTTACTCCTGAGTGCATGACTGAAGTAAAAGAACTTCCTGTTGCTGACCATAAGAGCATCTTACTTCCTCCTGGCCCTTATGAATTTGGGATTCAAAAACAATATAATCCCTTTGAGAAGGTGTTTGAACAGGTAAGAGATTAAAGGTTAACTGATGAGTTTTTACGAAACGAAACCGGTTTATTACCGGTCTTAACCAAAGAGTAAAACATGAAAGCAATACGTAAATTTCTATGGTTCCATTTCGAGTGGAGTTTTGCGCTCCTTAATCGGGAAGAAACAATCCTCCATTACCTCGCCTCTGATTCTCGCTTTAAAGAGGACAAATTTCGTCCTTATGATTACTTCTATTCAATTTTTATAGGAGATAAATTTGAGGGATATATTGCTAAACTATGCAATGAATGGGTTATTTGTATAGGGAAGGATGCAATTATTGGTGACTTGAAGGGCATTAAGTCAGTACGTGACATAAAGAGAATAATGAAAAAATACCCGAAATGAAAAAAGAAATCTATTTACAGACTCAGAGCATGATAAGTTCTGCCATATCCTCTATTAAACAAGTGGGATGGGTGTCGCTTAATATGGACAATATGAAAATAGTTGTCGATGCTTATAATGGCTTTCCTGCCCTCAATCAACCCCGGGAAGACTCTCTTATTACGATTGTAGATGACAAGATGGTGTATGAATGTACGCCAGAACAATTATTGACAATGATAGAGTTCTTTTGTGCCTACCACGTCAACGCAGACCAGATCGTGCATTATAAGAACCGTAACCATGCTATCCTGCCAGATCGCTTTAAAAACGCCTTAAAACTCAATAAAAAGGGCTTAGAACTTTGATTTTTACAGAAATTGTATATTTGTAGCCATGAATAAATATGAAGAACATGGGAGAAAAATGGAGGATGCTGCTTTAAAGAAATATCGCACATCCCTTAAAGTTATATATAATGACGATTGTGCCATTATTGACTTTCTCTCCGACCTGCAACACCGGGCAGTCATTAAGCATCTTCAAGAAGCAATGATAAGAGTTCCTTATTCCGGCTGCGTTCTTCATAATTGTCCGGAAGATAGTATGGTGGTGGTTATTCTCTGGAACTCTCCTTTTGGATTTAATGATGGTGACAATAAACTCATCCTGTATGCAGATAATACTCTCTTGGGGCTAATCAGATACTTTAAAAAGCTATTAGACAACACCTCAAAAGATACCGGAGAAATATACGATGCTCTGGAAGACATCACACGCCTACTCTATTGGAGATGGGGCGAAGAAGAAGATAATGATACCCAGTTAAATTTCATGGGTTGATGATCGGGCGGGGTTTAATGTGTGTTTTCCCCGCTCGGTCTTTTTTATAAAACACATCTCACAAAATTAAACACAATGAAAAGTATGAAAATCTTAATACTCTTATCAATCCTGACCTTCCGTGCCTATGCTCCTGCGCATCAGGAGATATGTGTCGTGAAGTATGCGCCAATTCAGCCTTATGAGGCTATTTGGCAAGCAATCTGTCAGGCTGAAAGTAATGGCAATCCTTTTGCTATTGGAGATAAAAACTTACCAAGTCATTCTTATGGCATTGTACAAATAAGGCAATCCAGACTCGATGACTTTTATAAGCAAACAGGTATCAGATATTCAGTTAACGATATGTTTGATACGGTGAAGTCAAAAAACGTATTCATGTTCTATGCTTCAGGAGATAATGAAGCTATTGCACGTTGTTGGAATGGGGGACCAGACGGAATGAATAAAAGATCAACAAAATCGTACTATCTTAAAATTAAACATTCTCTATGAAGAAATCACCTCACCCAAAGCCAATAACCGAAGATCCCGATCTATTTGACGGAGCAAAAGCAATTGGTTGCTTATTCTTGGGAGTAGCAATACTCGCATTGATCCTATATTTTGGTAATCTATTTATAACTAATTTACGATAACTATGAAAAAACCAGATCAATTTTACATCAGGGCTTGTTTCCCTATGTTCATTATTTTCTGCATTGTATTAATAATGGGATATTCTAAACACAAATTCCCTCTGTTTCTAGAGATAATAACTTTAATCTTTTTAGTGTGTGTCGCTCCCACTATTTTGCGTTCTGCTAAAATATGGATAAAATCTATTCATATTTCTTTCAAATGGTATGATGATAATGATTTATATTTAAAGAAATGATAGACCATTGGAACGCACGCAAAAAGAAAGTCTCTCCATCTCCTTTAAAGGAAATGAAGAACGTAAAGATTGACTTCCGCACGACAATAATAGTCTCTGCTGACATCCCGGATGATGTAGCAAGGGAAAGATACCTCGCACGTATAAACAAAGGGGTACGTGATCGCTATGTGCCTCTTGTAGAAGAAATGCCAAAGGAAATAGTAAAAGAGATGCCTATGGGATCTCTTGAAGAAGTTGCTGCACTCATTGATGATTCAAATTTGCCAGAAACAGAATGATAAAAGACAAAAGATTATTCGCATTTCTAAAAGATAGGAAGATATTTACAGGAGGTCATAAGACTTTACGTGAATATATGGATGCAAAAGAAGTAAAAACAGAACACAATGATCGTGCTCGTAAAGGACACAAAAAAGCTAAGCATAAATAAATTTGTTATTATATTTATTTGTTTTATCTTTGAAGTCTTATAAGTAATTAAAAACGGCAATATTGCCACAAAACAACAAAATGAAAATGCGCATGAAAAAAATGCTTATCCTTGCTCTGATCGGACTATTTTATATAGGGATCAGTGCAATGGTGCCACCTCAGAAGGTGGTTGTTGATAACGATGTTGGCTATTCGTTAGTAGCGAATCAGAACACATCAGTAATAACAATTCCGTCCATCCAGAGTCCGGTAATTGCCGGTGAAGTGTCTTACCTAATAGTCAGAGGGGTCAGCGTACCTGATAAGGGACTGATTAGTTCTGATGCTATAATTTACAATGACCAGGAAAGTTTCACATGTAATAAGTATTATTCAATTGAACGGATTGATTTAAAATTACCCACATTGATAGGTTTTAAATCCGAAATCGACAAATACCCCTTCGCCTCTAACCTTGGGCTTAGAAAGAGTTGAGCGAATACGTATTTAAAATACAAAAGGGCATCACATTAAATGGTGCCCTTCTTTTTTGTAGCAAGTGAGACTATTTGCCTCGTCCCTTACCCTTCCCTTTACATCTCCTGAAATAAAAAAGCCCTGTATCTCACAAGGCTCATTTTCTTTATTGTTTATTTCATTTTAGATCGCATCCACTTGACAAATTTTAATATTTGAGGGAAAGTAAAAAAAGATATTTTATTTGTCCCTTCATAAATAAAACTTGAATTTTTATTGAAATATTTTTCTATTTCTTCATCTGTTATGTCCTTTACGGGCTGATCTTTCATGTATTTCATTGCTCGCATCCATCCTATATTAATGTCTGTCTGATGTTTAGAGATAGGGTCTGGATAAGGTAGGTTTGTTATATCCTTTACAGTAGCAGCGTGAAATTGATCGTGATAACGTTTACAAACCTCTGTTATCATTTCTCCTGAAATATCAAAGCATTTATTAAATTCCTTGACAGTCTTACAGCCATATACCTCGAGTAGTATTTCTTCCGCCGATTTCAAGGACTGTTCCTTGTCTTTCATTGATTGCTTAATATTTTCTAATGTCTCATCAAAGCATTTTTTGTTATGCCTGTCTATCACGTCGAATCCGATAACTTCTTCTTTTTTGCATTTGAATGATTCCCTTGCATTAGTGATGTATTGAGGCTCCTTCCCTATTTGGGTTGATTGTGGGTTTAATTTATCTCTAATTGATTTCAATGATTGTTCTTCTTCATACTTCCCGCAACAAGTATCAGGCATTACGGATGGATTAGTGGTTGTAGTAAATGTCTGTATGTCTTCAATTTTTTCACCAGATAATTTAATATAATTCATAAGCATTGAGTAGCAATTTTTATAGAGTTGAAGTATTTCTTCTTTTGGAAGTTTCAGCCATTCCTCATCTGTTAAGTCTCGTATCTGAATTAAATTAACACTTATTCCTTCCTTCTTAATCTGTTCTTTCAACTGAGAAACATATTTTTCCATAGCACGTTCAGCATCTTTTATGGTTATATAATGCAATCCATCATCAGTTCTGCGTTCATAGCCTTTTAAAATAGATGCTTTTATTTTCGATTTTATAAGTTCATCTGTTTTTGTCATGGGATTGAATTTTTGGATTGGATTAAATAAATTACAAACACCCAAATTACTAACCTCATCTACCCTCCATTGATCATCATGCAAATAAACACATGTCAAATCATCTTCTATGCATGTTTGTCTTGAAAATGAACATAATTGACAACATTTTATTACCTGTTCTTGATATCCATTTTTAATTTTAATTTTTTCTGCAATTTTTTTCGCCTTTTCGAGTGTTTTCATCGTTATTTAATTTTTAGTTCAAATTCTTATTAAATTAATTATTTACTTGGCAGTGAATAACTTTAAAGTGTTGGTTTTCCTTTTGAGGGTTCTTTTATGCGTTTATATAATTCATCGCATATCTTTTTTGAGTCTTTAAGACTGCCTCCAAATGTCTCAAAATGAAGTTTAATAGCCGCTAATCTTAGTCCCTTTTCAAGGAGTATATTGATTGCAGAATAGTTTAGTTCGTTTATGGGAAGGACAACTTCGCTATCTTCTTCCTTTTCTAACTCGGATAACTCAGATTGTTTTTCTTCGATGTGTTTCATAAAATTACTTATACGCTCTGATTCGCCGGAATATCTTCTAAAGTAAGAAATAGTTATCCCCATTACATCAATCAATTCCTTTTGCTTTTCGTATGCTAATTTGTAGTTCATCTTATTTGTTTTTTACGTTATCCCACCAGTACTGGAAAAGATCACTAAGAGTTGTAAATTCAACATCCTCGTATATAGTTCTCCATTTTAAGATTTCTTTATATACAGAATATTTGCCATCAAATTTTTCGGTATTTTCTTCTTTCCACTCTATAAACTCAAATACCATAGAGGTTATTTTATGAGCGTGAATCACGTTATAACTTCCGCTTTCGATTATTTTCAAAACTTGCTGTTCCATAGTGTAGTTATTTAATCAATTTCCCCTTCGTTTGTAACTTCAACTTTAGTATTATAGATATTGCAAACATTGCCTTCTATTAATGTTTCATAATAGTCAAATTCAGCATCAGCATTTATTTCTGTCAATTTTTCTGAATTAAAAGATATTCCAGAAGCTTTTTTATAAAACTCTTTAATTGCTTCTTCTTTATTTTCTGCCTGAACTGATATTGTTACTGTTCCGGCAAATGGCATTTGTACTGTATAATTTCTCATTGTGTAGTTATTTAATTA